AACAAGGTACCACAACCAAAATCATGGTACCTTGTTGTTTAAATTTAAGCAGCAGATTTCCCAACCAGTTTTACAGCCTGCAAATATCCAAAGATTTTACTTCTTTTTTCAAGAGCTTTTTTATAATTACACTTACTGTGCCTAATAAGCAATTTAATTTTCTTAATTCATCAATATTTCCAATTAAATAATCTTTTTTAACTATTAATTTTACACACCTGATATAGTTATATTTAACAGCTGTTTCCAATAATTCTGCCCCTTCCTTGTTTACATCTAAATTAAATCTATTAATTATGTAAGCAGCGAGTTTACTATTTCCTTTTTTAATGCATTTTTTTACAACTTTATACCAATCTGTTTTGTTTTTAACTTCTGCTGACATCTTATTTATTATGTGCTTATTATAATTATGTGGTTTTGTATATTCATTAATATATTGTAGTAATATTTGTTGATTTAATTCATTATCACCACTACACCAATCATAAGCGCCAATCATAAAATCAAAACATTTCATTTTGTTTGAATTTAATGCATATATTAATAAATGTGAACTTAATGGTTTGCTTGTTATTTCTAAAAAATGTTTCATTAACGAAACATTATCTCTATCAATAGCTATTCGATACATTGTATATTCTTGTGTATCTGCATACCATATAGTATAGACAACACCAAAATCTTCAAATAAGATATTCCATGTGTTAAGAACATCAATAGGTAATGCCATTATTAATCTAAAATCCGTTACTATTTTTTCATGGTGTTTAAAGTGTGCTCTGTGTACGCCATCTTTTTCGATTAATGATAAATATTTATAGATTGTAGCTTCAAAAACATAAATATGTGTATTGTAGGTAGAATGATTTTGTGTATACATTAAATCTTTTGCTGTTAAAAAATTTCTATAATCTGGTACGTAATCTCCATTTTTATAATTATCTATATTTTCTGATCTCCCACAGTAAAAATATATTTCTTTCGATTTTATTATTTTCATGGTTTCCTCCATATATCTATATTGAATTTGAATCTATTTTATTATTTTATCCAGACTGACGTACCCCCGCCTGGAAGGACGGGAGCATGTCAACCCTTCAAATTAGAAATTAGAAATTAGAAGGTATAAATTTTCTTATACCCTAATTTCTTTTGACACTCATCCACCATAAATTTTATCCTTTCATCGATATTGTTAAATCTTTTTCCATATGCTGAATCAATAACCTTGTCCAAATTTAAATGTGCTTCTAGTAATTTTTTTGGCATAAATTTATAATTATATAAATCACCTAAAGTTATAGAGGGATCCATTATTATAAAACTTTCCCTAACCTTCAAAATTCTCTCTACACATTTATTGATTTTTTCCTCTATTTCTTTATTCATGTCAGGCCATACAAATGTATTATATGTTTTAACAGAAAGAGTTTTCATCATTCCACTAACACCATCAACTGCTATTGACCATGAATTAAACATACTAGAAGATAATAACCCCAAGATAACCAAGGATGATGTTTCAATAATTAATAAAGCATCCGAGGGTATATTATGTTGTTTAATAAAAGCAACAGGTACAAAGAAGTAATTCTTTGAGTAATTTCTAGGCATAGCTAGATAATCTTTTGTTGGCCTCCACTTTAATGCAAATGATGCTGGAAATTTTTCCATTTCAGTCCAACCCCCATCATGTCTATAAGTTCTTACTTTTTCTATTATATCTTGTAAAAACTTTAATTTCTTGATAATTGATGGGTTGGCATTTTCTAAATCAAAACATTTAAGTGATTTACCTTGAAGTAAAACTTTGCCATTAATATAATTTTTTATGTAGGGCTTTAGTTCTGGATATTTTTTCAAATATTCTTCGCTTTTTTCATCACTAATTATATAATGACCATTATCTCCCAGCATGATTCCCAGCCTCATTCTAGGAGCATTAAACATCAACTTGTTCTTATATGAAATTTTAGGCACCACAAAAGACATCTTTTTATTACTAGTCAACATTGGGCTAATATATTCAACAGTTAATTTCTGTTGAATATTATTATCATAAATAAATAACTCTTTTTCTTTTTTGTCTTTATGTGAAAAAGAAATTATTTCAACGGGAGGTGGGGTTGAGTTGGCTATTTCTGATACCCAATTAAATGGTTGATGTGCCATATTTATTTTAATACCAAGAGGGGATAATAAATTCCATAAATCAACTATTTGATCTCCTCTGGATATTGCTCCAGTAGTAATAAAGCTTGAGGTAATATCCGTATCCTCTGAAAATTTTGCAGCTAGATAAATCCAAGCTACAGCATAATCAAAATTTTTACTACCTTTACAATTTTTAAATACAATACTTTTTTCATATTTTTGTTGTTTTGATTGCCAAGAAGTTCCTACAAATGGTGGGTTTCCCATGATATAAGTAACATCTTTTTTATCTACTATAGAGGACCATGGAACTAATAATGAATTTATATTAAAAATTCTAGGTAAGTCATCAATTGGTAAAAAATCAAAATATATACCATAAAGTTTACTTAGTTCTAAATTCATTAAATGTTTAATGATTAACATTGAAATGGTAGCAATTTTACAAGCACTCTCATTAATTTCAAAACCTATAAAATTATGTAGTTTTATTTTACTTCTAAATCCTTTCAATACTTTAATTGAGTTTTTATCTTCTGGTGGATATAAATATCTCAAAATTTTATGTTCTATTTTTCTGATATTTTTATAATTCACAAGTAAAAAATTACCACAACCAGATGCAGGGTCCAATATTCCAATATTAATTATTTCGTCATATAGATTATTTAATTTATTTTTGTTATTTTTGAATTTTTCTACTTTTTCATTGAGATCATTTAAATACACCGAGTTAATAATTTTTAAAATATTATTTTCTGATGTATAATGTACCCCATCGTGTTTTTGTTTATTATATATCATTAGAGATTGAAACATCTCACCTATAATTATAGGTGAAATTTTTGACCAATCTAATTCACAACAAGAAATCAAAATTTCATATATTTTTTCTGTTAGAATAGGAATGGAATTTAATTTTATATTAAATATTGAACCTAAAAATGGAAATTCATTGATATAATGCGGAGTGTTTTTTTGTCTATTTTTTTCTTCAGTTGATAAAACTTGAAACAATAATGCAAGTTTATTACCTAAATCTGATGGGGTTGTATTTCTAATTAGATTAGAAAATATACGATTTTTAAAAATGCCAGAAGATTCAGCAAATAAACAAAAAATCAGCATTGTTGAAAATTTTTCTAGGTCTTCTCCAACATATCCATCAATTTTTAATAGCTCATGAATTTTACTAAATAATTTAGCAACTTTTAAATTGACGGGATCCAAAACAACATCTTCTGATGCTTCATATCCAGCAAAAAAACCAAACAAATGAATATATTTCAATAATTCTTCAGTTTTAAAATTAAATTCTTGAGATGTTTCTAAATTAATTAGTCGAAATGAGTGGAAATTTGAAACTATAATATATTTTGGATAATATTCTTTAGGTATATGTAACAAATAATCATTAGCTTCTAACTGTGCTCTATCCAATTTAATTGATGCAGATTTATGTTCTATTAATGCAAGATTTGGACAAAATAAATCTAACCATTTTGGTTTTTTTGTTACTTTATCTTTTAAATAATATTCGAAACGACCAACCTGCTTAATATCAATATCAAATATATGTAAAAATTCTATCCAAAATGAGTCTTTCCAAGACTTTTCAGATGTTTCATTCTTCCACCTTTCTATGAATGATATGGTTCTATTTCGTATTTCATTCCATGTAATCATAATTAGAGTTCCTTTTATTTTAAAATTTAAATCCTAAATACCATCGCTTCCCTATATGTTGAGTTATAAGATCCATCACAAATACTTACATTCATAAAAGTAATATTTCCTAATTTTACTTTACCATAAGATTCATGAATGTGACCGAAAATATGATATTTTGGTTTAATTCTTTTAACAGCATCCAAAAGATGTGGGTCTCCTTTTGGCAAACCATTAACACTATCTAATATTCCAGACGGTGGGCCATGAGTTATTAAAACATCAGTATCATCATCAATTTTATCCCAAACTTTCTTTATTTGATCTAAGTCCTTCATGTAGTTCCAATTATAAAAAGTGAGTGTCCATGGAGAACCATAAAACTTTACACCATTAATAACAATAGAATTATCTTCTAGATATATAATGTTATTTTTGGTGTAAAATTCTTCAATCAAATCATTAGTTAAAAGTACATCATGATTTCCACTTACAAATATTTTATACTCATGAGGAAATCTAGAAATAAATTCTGATACATATTTAATTTCCCAATCATATGTAGCATTTCCAAGATCCCCAGCAAAGATAAGAACATCACCATCAGGTATTTTTTTAATTGAATTAAACTGATAATGAATATCAGACGCTGCTATAATCTTCATCATTTTTCCTTTTCTTCTGAATATTTTAAAGATTCTGATTCTGTCATAAATGTCGAAATACCAGACGTTAAAATACTATTAACATCCATTCCCCATGTAAATTCAGAACCATATTTTCTAGATTCAGATATTTTTTCTTTCATAGCAGTTTTACCAACTTCTTTAACTACCAGTTCTCCCATCATGTCATATAAGTCATACACATGCCCTGGTTTTATAATTTCATTTTTAGTTATCACCTTACCTATTATCAAGTTATCATCTGGCCTAGTCATGAATCGACCAATAAGTTGAAACATTATCAATCTCCTTTTTCAATGGCTTCTATTTTTTTGAATTCTAAAACATCAATATCGTAAAAATAATCTAATACACCCTTTCCACCATGCCATTGTTCCATCAAATTTTTAAATTGTTTTCTATGTATTTGATCTACTTTAGTCATCATAAAAGTTAATACTCTCATTTGTTTTTCAGCCATTTTCCTCATCCCCTTTAATAATTTGTTGAAGCATTTCTAAATTATTTTCCTTACCTCTAGCCCCAACATTCCATTTTGTTATATCTTGTAGATCTTTGCCATGTTCTTTTAAATACAGCTTAGAAATCTTCCAATCATAAATTGATATAAGATTTCCATTTTCTAACTGAATTACCCATTGATTTGCACATTTATTGTCGGCTGATGGTCCTATACCTTCTCCAAACAAACTTTTTAATTTTTCATATGTACAGGTGATTGAACCTATCATGTGACTATTAACATATCTATCCAAATTCTTTTTCAAATCTTCTTTTTCTAATACGATAAAATCCATTTTTAAAATATCCTTTCATTGTTAAATTAAAAAAATAAATAGCTCCGGTAAATTATACCGAAGACTTTTCCTGCCACCACAGGCTAATGATTTGTTCACGATGTTGGCGGCATCGTGGTTTTGTCATTATTTTTAATTTTATTTAAAAAATTTATTTAATAATTCTCCGATAGCAAGCCACCGAAGCACCCCACACAATGGAGGTCTTTGTTTCCTGCTGTCACAGGAATGGGTTTTGTAGATAAAGTGACAGCTTTATCTTTTTGTCCCTTACAATTGATTAAACAAATAAGTAGTTGTTTAATCAATAATTAATATATATAGTCTTTTTCAAAAACGTATATTTTATCTTGCAAAATTAGAACAAAATAAAAAGGAATTAACAATTTTTAAAAAATGAAGGAGTGTTGAAGTGCCAATTTATATTTTTGAATGTAATAAATGTAAGAATAATTTTGAAGTTTATCAAAAAAATATAAAAGATTCTTTTAATTATACTTGCCCCAAATGTAAAAATTCAGATGTCAAAAAGGTTATGACGCCTACATCTTTTATTTTAAAAGGTAGTGGATGGGCACGTGATAACTATACATCAAAAAAATCTTGAAGGAGAAGAAAAATGGCTAACAAAGTAAAATTAGGAAAATTTAAATTAGCGTCAATTGCTTGGTCAACATATAAAAAACTGACTGCGTGGTGGAAGATATCATCAGTTGATGGAGAAATAGACGTTACAGAGTTCAGTTCTTTATGGGAAGTATTTGCTGAAATTTATGAAGAAATAACTGATAAAAAATTATCAGTTAAAATTCCAGAAGTTAAAGATTTAAAAACAGATGAAGGAAAAGTTAAGAGAAATATAAAAATCCGGGAGGAATCCGTTGAAGAAGAAAAAGAAGATAAACCCATGGAATCATCTGGCGATTTTTAATGGCTAAATCATCCATCAATATTTGGGATGAAATATCAAAAGAATTAAAGGAAACATATCCAACTCTATCGAAATATTTGAAAACTAATTATGCTCATCTCGTAAAAGATAGTTTTTATAAAGTTTTCAATAGTGACGATGTAAAACATATGTTGTGGGTCATACATATGAATAATGATGTTACGAAAGAATCATTAGACATGGTCAATAGTTTATTCTTGGCTAAAGTAAAAACTTTAAAGCAAGAAAAGAAACAAGTAGAAAGAGTTGAAAAAATGCAAAAATCTAATTTAAATAAACAAAATATGCAAATTGATAAACCACAAAAGCCAAAAAATTTAATTGGTGTAAATAGGTATATACTAGCATGGGTTGTTGTTTTAGGTTTTTATATTTTAACTTATTTTTTAATGACTAAAGCAATACCAAAGGAATCAAATCAAGTTGTATTTATGTTATTTGGTTCTATATCAACTGGTTTTGGAACCGTTCTTGCTTACTTCTTTGGTAGTTCACAAGGTAGTGAAGCAAAAACAGAAATGTTAAAGGATGCGCCACCTCCAAATAAAACAAAATAAACATAGGAAATTATATGAAATTTTTAAAAAAATTATTTAAAAGAAAATCAAACATATGTATAAAAAGTAATAACAATTCCTTGACAATAGGTGGTCCAAAACAATCAATACGTTTATATTTAAATGACAACAATGATTTAAATATAAAAGTTTTTGGTAATATTGAACTGGATGTTAATGGAGAAATGAGTATTTTATCAAGTGGTGATTTTTCGATTGATACAATAAATTCAAAATTATATTTTAATTCTAAAATGTCATCTCAAATTAGAAATAATAAATCTTCAATTGAGTATAGAAAAAGACAAGAAAATAATGTTAAACAGTTATTGAGCAAAGCTGAAGAAGCAACAAAAGTATTAGAAAGTATTGATGCTGGTACTCCTATTACACAAGATCAAAAAGATATTATTGATATTGTAAGACAACAACAAACAGAGGTTTTACAAAATCTTAAAAAACAAATAAGGGAATAATAATATGGGTTTACAGGAGATGCCAACTGGTTCTGGTGCAATTGCTTTTATATCTCTATTGCATTTAGCTGGATTAAAGAAAAAAAGAAAAGCTATAATTGATAATGTATTTTCTAAATTTTTTAAAAATTCAGATAGAAAAAGTGAATGGGGTAAGATATCAAGCGTAATATCTTCACATAGTATACAAAAAGTAATACCTACAGGTTCAACTCCTTCAAAAAGTTCTCGTTCTGGGGATACTCAAAATACTCCATTTAATATTGACCAATCTGTAAATAGCTTAATGGTGATGTGGGCAGATGCAAAAAATAATAATTTATTTTTAAATAGTATTGTTGAAGAAAATATGAAAATTGAAGCTGATAATACAGGTAGAGAGAAAGAAGTTATAGCTGCCACACGGATGTGGAATGCCGTTTGTTATGCATATGAATCAATTCATGAAATTGAAGAAACAGTAAAAACTTTAGCTTCAATAATATCAGCCCATAAATATGGAAAAGAAAAAATTAAGAATACTACAAGTCCAGCACAATTACATTTTTTTGGTGAAGATTATATTCATGGAACTTTAATTGATGCACATAATCCAGTTATGGATTCTACACCCACATTCCCAGTAGAAGGTTCCTCTTATCAAATTATGGCAGTAAATGAAGATGATGAACATGAGCCTTTTGGTAATAGATTAATGCCAAGTGGAACATATGATGCTGAAGATGAATATTATGGACCAGATTCTCTTAGAGTTGTTCCATGGGATTCATTAAAGTTTTTTGATCATGAATTTTCTATTTTGGAAGGTAATCCTTTAGATTTTTTATATGACAACATAGATATAAATATTCAATTTTATCCCGGTGAATATTATGGACAAGGTAATGTAATAAGTACATCAGGTGAATTTGAGACAATAGATATTCCCCAAGGTGGTTTTGGTGTTTTGGTATTATTATCAAATAATTCTATGCCTCTTATAACTGAATGGAAAAGACCCACAGTTTCATCATTTTTCTATAATGGTTTTAATCCAGGTATTGGTTGGACGGGTAGCGATATAATATTTATGTATCGAAAGTTTACGAGGATTTAATAATGGCAACACAAGAAATTAATTGTTCATCATCTGCTTTATATATCTTAGGTGTATATAAAATATATCAAAATAGTAAAGAAATTATAGATATGATTTCTAAAACTATTGCTCCTACAATAAAAGGTTTTGATGATAATAATCCAGAAAGTTGGAATTGGAATAACTGGGAAATTTTAAGACAATCTTTTGCAGCTTATGATACACAAAAAAATTTAAGTCAAGGGGGTACATCAAAATCAAAGGATTCAAATGATAGCTCTAAGCTTATGATTCAAATTTCAAAACAACCAGGAGTATTAGTACAAATATATAATATATTAAAAGATAATCAATTATTAAAAAATCCAGAAGAGTATAAAATTGTATTTGAATTTGATGAGGAATTAGAAAAAAATATACCTTTTTGGAAATCATTTGTTACTTATTATGAGAACATAATTCAAAAATATCATCAACACATAATGTTTTTGTATACTATTATACCTTTGTTAAATTCACCCTTTCAAAGAAGTGTTTCAATGGGTCAGTTGAAGGTTTTTGATTCTATCACAATTAAAAATAATTTATCAATAACTGCTAAATATATTCCAGATATTGAAGTGCCAAAACCCAGAGTACATGGAAAACCTATAACTCTAGTTAATCATGGTGAATATTCCTGGAATAGTTCAATCGAATATGATAATTGGTTAACTGAATTAAATGATCCAGAGTATAAACCACCTACCCAAGAAATGATTAAATTATCAGATTTGGCTAGATATCATAGAATTCCAATTGGAACATTGTATTATTTATTTAATAGTGTTACTTCAAAAATAGTATTTAAAAATTGGAGAAATATCCTTTTATTTGGTGATCCACCTAATTATCAATTTTCTTCTCAAATAATATCACATACATTAACACAAGGTGATATTGATAATATGTATTTTATGTTTAGTGGTATTAATTCTGGTTATTATGTTTATTATTGTGAGTGTGCAACAAATGTACAAACTAATACAGGACTACCAAATTGTTTTGGAATGTACCTTTCAGATGTATGCACAAATTGTTCTCAAAGAAATGAGTGTCGATCATTTAATAATTATTTATACCCATCAAATTTACATTCATATTATTCAACTATATTTAATATTTTACCTGAACAACAATCTAATTTAGTTGCTGGTGATACCATTAGATTACTTTTAATTCTTGTTAAATTATGTACCTCATGTGGTTCAAATACTATGGTACTTGATAATTCTGAATGGAATTATAATTATAAGTCTGGTGGTTTTAGTGGGGCTAATTCTACAGGTGGTTCAGGTTCTAGTGGTAGTGGTAGTGGTTCAAGTTCTAGTGGTTCAAGTTCTAGTGGTAGTTCATCTGGAGGGTTAAGTGGTGGAGACGTGCCTGCCTATCCTGGTGGTTTTGAAGGGGGTTATACTGGAGGCACTAATGATGATGGTGGAACAGGTAGTGGTGGTTATGGAGGTGGAGGAAGTTCAACAGGAAGTTCCTCTAGTGGTGGAAGCACAGGTGGAAGTTCAAGTAGACCAGGTGCTTTAATTTGGGATAATGTGGAAGGTGAAAGTTATACAGGTGGTGGTTATAGATATGATTTTGGTGCTTCATATACTGGTCCAGTACCACAAGGAAATGTTGATATAATTAATATAAGCACTGGTGCTAAAGAAAGTTATAGATATATGACCAGTGGAGATAATTCTGTTGTAATTCATAAAACTGGCGGAGATTTAACATTAACTTTATCTGGAACTAATAAATTAACTGGTGGTGGTTTAGTTTTAAATAGAACTACCTCTAGTTCTAGCACTGGCGGATCATATAGTGGGTCTAGTGGGGGAACATACAGTAGTGGTGGTGGAGCAGCAGTAACAAAATCACATCAACCAATTTGGGATAATGTTGTTGGTAAAGTTTATGCTGGTACAACTGCTGATGGTATAAGATACCTTAATTTTGAATTTAGTAATACAACTGTTGGACCTGTACCTAAAGGAACATTAACATTTCGTGATATTATACATAATGAAGTTCTTTCAACATATAATTATACATCCGGTGGTGATTATATTGTTTATATATTTTATGAGGGTTGGGACGGATTGGGTCAAATTTGGTATTTATCAACAGATGGAAATACTTTAACATATTATCCACCTATAAATTCAGATAATTATTTAGGAATTACTAAAATAGTTATGACTAAAGGTGCAAATAGTACTGGAAGTTATACTGAAGTTTCAAATATATGTCAACCAATTTGGTATTATGTAGCAAATGAATCATATATTTCTGAATCAAGTGTTGATCCACCACTACGTCTTGATTTTGTTGATACAGTACATAACCCTAATACTTACTGTCCAGAAGGAAAAGTAAAAACATATAATGCTAGTACAAATGAATTAGTACTTACATCAACATATAGAAGTCTTGGTGAAACTAAAATTAGTATAAATGTTGATGGTACTGAATTACCATTTATATTAACTGGAAATAATACACTAACATGGACAGATGGAACTACCTCTATAAAGTTTATTAAAACAGGAGAAAGTAATAGTAGTTATGGTGGCCCAGGTTCTGGTAATGAACCAGAAAGAAAATGTCCCAATATTTGGGATTATGTGCAAGGTAAAACCTATATGACAGTAGGTATTGATCCACCATTGAAGCTTGTTTTTAGTGGAGCTTATTCTGGCCCATGCCCACAAGGTGCTGCTGTAGCTTATGATAATGCTGGAACCAAAATAGCTACATATTCATATATGAGTTATGCAAATGATAATATTGAAATTACTGATAAAAATACTGGTGGGTCAATAATGTTTGTACTAACTGGAACTAATACATTAACGTGGACAGATGGTACTGATACATTAACTTTGACAAGGATATAAAATGAGAGCATGTAGAATGACTGATATTCACGTGAATCCAGCAGATGTCTGTGGTTGTCCTCAATGTCCACATTATGTAACTGGGCCAATTGTAACAGGTAGTTATGATACTTATGATAATAGTTTACCAGTTGCTAGAGGGGATTTAGCAGAATTAGGCACCCATTGTTGTTGTTGTGGAACCAATATATTTTTTACCTTATTACATTCACCAGATACATTTGTTAATAACATTGGTTGGGTTAGATTGGGGGACACTACGTTATGTTGTGGTGGGTTGGGATTTATGGTAACAGCTAGTGCTGATACATATGTTAATGGATAAATTTGCAAAAAAAGATATCGAGTCTGAGGATATCTTTTTTTACTTAATTAATTTTTGTGAAAATTCTCATGTAAATCTTCCGCTTTCACCCAGAATGATTCACGTTTAGTTTTCCCTTCTGGATGAACACGAACTGAAAGATTATTGAAATCAACTTCACATATTATAAGATTATTTATAGGCCCATCTCTTGGACCTAATAATATTTTCCTTCCCTTTTTTATTTTAAATCTTTTTTCCAATTCAAATCTCATACACATCATTACCTTTCACTGCTACCCTTTCTTCTGAATAACAAGATCCTTTATAATGTTTTTAACGCTATTTATATATTTTGTATGATTTCCACCCACATAATATTTCAAAACTTTATCAATATCATTATTAAACTTTTTTAATAATTTATTAATGATATGATCCATACACATCACATTTAATCTCCAATTATATAGATCTTTTGCTTCAGTTAAACCTAAATACTCTAACTCATCTAACCACATTTCAGGTCTAATTTGACCAAGACCAAGTGCGCCAATTGATGAACGGGCGCATGGTCTAAAATTAGATTCCTTGGATATTATAGCAACTATTAAGTATGGATGTGCTGTTTTACGATATATAAAATCAGCATATATAATAGCAGATAAATTATCTACTCTTGTGTTATTATCATATATCCAAGAAGCAATAAGTATAATATCTTTTTTTTCTTGATTTAATTCAGTTTTAGAATTTTCTTCAGCTGTATTTGGTTCTTTAGTTTTTATTTTATTTTTTGGTTCTGTTTGATGGTGTTTAAACCATAATGGATTGGTTGATTTTATATATAACTCAGATATTCCACACATATTTAAGCCAAAAATAATAACTATAACAAACAAAATAATTATAGGTATCCACTTTTTTAAAAATTTCATAATATCTCCTTTTTATATTTTGTTCTAATTATTATTTTTTCTAATTGTATAATGTTTAATTAAAGCAACAGTTGTTGCTACTTCAAATGCAATAGTATATTCTATAAAAATTGGAGCATACGCCCCATTTGGTATAAAGAAAAAGAAATTGTGAACTAATAACATTATCAATCCACCCACTATTCCTATCATTAAAATCATAAAAAATGCAAGTATATCGACGGGTTCTTTATCTATGGATTTTTTCATTATTCTCTCTCCATTTAAATTATTCTTATATATTTATATTAATATTTAATTATTTTAAAAAATATAGCAGGCTAATATTAATTATAAAAGCCTGCTATATAAGCAGATACCTTTCAGTATCCATATTTCATTGTTTCCTCCTTTGTTAAATTTTATAATTAAATAAATACTCATCAACAATTAATATATATAGTTTTTGTTAAAAAAAACAGAACAAAATATAAATGATGAATTATCATCAGAATTTAACTTAAACAAAGGAGAATTAAAATGGCTAGAGATGAAAAAGCAAAAATGAGTGTAGATGAAGCTAAAGATGCTGCTATTGATTTTTTCAAAAAAGCTACAGACTTTATTGAAGAAGAAGCAGAAAATGGTATGGTTTCAGTTTCTGGGTTTTTTAAGAAACTGAAAGAATCTTTTAAAAATATTGATTGGAAGAAAGTTCCTGATTGGGATGACGATGATGATATTGATATTGATTCTATAGGAACTTGATTTATGTCAAAAAAACTTGGTTATTATCTAAAAGAGATTCAAGGGATCTCTGATATGCAAAAGTTCTTAGCTAAATATAAAAGACATATTGTTATCAGAGATCCTATTCAACAACAATTAGGAATGACAATATTCAATAAGATGTCTAATATTGATGATTTTGCATTTATATTTGAATTTGATACGTGAGCACCTGTTATTCTTCATACTGTAGGTATGAAATTTCCAATTGATATTTATTTTTTCAATACTCATGGCGGTTTAGTGTCTAAGAATTTAAATTGTCAACCTGGTCTTGATGAAATAGAATCTACGTCAACCGCTATGTTTGCAGTGGAGGTCAGAACTAAAAATGCCAATAAATAGTGCCAATCTAATTCCAGAACTTCAAAATTGGCCTAACTATTTTGTTGTTGACAGTATTGTTAATAGATATGAAGTGCCATTTCCAACACAATTAAAAACTTCATCACAAACTCATCATGATAATTCTTTTATAAGATTATTGTTTGATGATAATTGGGATAGAACCGAATATAAATATCACTATATTGAATTAACAGATTTTCGTGAATGGCCTGCAACTGCAAGAGATAGATTAATGATATATCAAGGTTCAAAATATTATCGTCTTTCTGAGGATACTACTTCATCAATAAATATTTTCTTTTTAGATGAAGATTTAGATTTACCAATGTTGGATACTTTAATGGCATGGAGAAATGATTCAACATCTGTACAAATAATAGATTCAACATCAATTATTAATCCAGAATTAGTTTATGATGTATCTGGTCTTACATCAATAATAAATTATAATACATTAACATCATTAGGTAAGCTAATTTATTGTTTACTTGATTTGGAAATATATAATAATACTGAACATTTAGAAGAAAGAAATTTAATAGCAACAAATGTGTTAGAATACTTTTTTGAATTATACATTAATGATATATTATTTAAATTTCTAACTGCTGATGGGTGGGTCCATGACTAATAAAAAATTGTGGTTAGTTGGTAAATTTAAAGAAATTACAAAAAGTAAAAATACATGTTGGAGTTTTGAAGGTATCTATTCTAAAGAAAAAGATGCTATAAAGAGAGCAATTACAGAAAAACATTTTGTTGCGCCGGTTTTCATCAACAAAGAAATACCAGACAAAGATGTTGATTGGCGTGGACTGTATTATCCTTCTTATAATAAAGAAAAGGTTTAATAAAATATGTGGGTTTTGGATTATTATTTTAGTCTTTGGAATCATTTAAAAGGTGAGAATGTTGCGGATTTATATGAGCCTTTAAAAGTATTATCTGAATCAGAAAAAACTAAAGTAGTTCAATTATTTGAAAATACTATAGATCAAGTTTCTTTTAATACAGCTGATTATCAAAGATTAAGAAATTTTTTAGTTGATTGGTATTCCTCTTTTCGTACAATAACTACAAATGAATCGAATGTTTCAGATCCATTTTCATTACCAAATGATGATTTAGATGAACTATTTAAAAGTTTTGGCTATCCATATTCTAATCAATTATCCCTTTTAAATAATAAAATTAATGTCAATAAAGTTAATTTCTTTTTAGATCTGGTTAATTTATACAAAATAAAAGGTACTCCTGAATCTATATTAAAAGTATTTTCATATTATGGAATAGAAAGATCTCAGATACTTGAATATTTTCTTGAAAGAGATCCTGACAACCCACTTGATAATTTAATTTTTGCGGGAGATGTGGTTGCCTATTCTGGTCGAGAAATTATTTTACCTCAATCAATAAAACAATATGACCCAGTTACTATTGGGGATCCACATTGGTTTTATAAAAAAGATAAAATTCTAGAAGCAATAGAAAATACTAGAATACAGTTACCCTCTAAATCCCCCTATTTCTCTTTACGAATTTTTTATGATTTGAGTAAGACACAAGCAACAGCAGCTTTACTTTCAAGAAAAATAACAGATGATTATAATGATTGGCTAAGTAGTGGAATAAAACCACCCGAGACAGCATTTATAACATATTTTGGTATTAGCTGTTCATTTCTTGAATTATATTTAGTTAATATTTACATTTTTAATACACGAAATAGACCTAGACCAATAGTTCCAGAAAGATATAGTTATTATACACAAGATCCACCTGATGATTATGATAATATTATAAAAGATTATATGAAATTACATAATGATGGAGTGTATACTTATCATAATCCAATAACAGGTGAGGATGAAGAAAAACCATTAACAAGAGAAAAAAGAGAAGAAGAAATACAAAAATGGTATAATAATTTTAGTCGAGAATTTAATTTAAGTTTTTTAAAAGATCCAGTTGAAGTTGCGGATGTATTAAATGCTATTAATCCATCTTTAAAAGCTAAAATTGATGAAATAATAGATGTTTATCCATTTGTTGATTTGTTTGGTCCTTTTATTGCAGATTTACAAAATTGGATTGATTCATATATAGGTGGTTCTCTTTCTAACTTATCATATTTAATTTTAGGTGAAGCAGAAATAAAAAGAGGGCTTGGACATATAATTAATTTCTTTAAACCATATCATGCTAGAATGATTTCTGTAGATATGGTTATGATTTCAGAAGATAGATTAAACGATTCTTTATTACTAGGAGATCATTTAGCTGAAAAAATAGTTGAATATACTTGGGATTATGCAACTTGTGATGGAGCACCATGTTGTCCAGAAAGCAATGAAGATAATGATTGTGAGAATATTGAAGGTTCTGGGGATTATAATGATAATGTTCTTGTTGATTCTGAACTAAGAGGTAAGAGACATTACGCTAGAGGTAGATATGACTGTGGTTCATTTTATGATGTGGGTGTTGCTTGTGATACAAAACCAGGTGCATACACATTAACCATTAATGATACATATATTGATAGATTAACATGCAGAAATACACTTTTTACTGAAGAACCCTATGAAGAAATATCTTTTGTTGAAGATCCGGTTACACATGAATGGGTTACTGTTAGAACAAGTATTCCAGCAATTCAAAACTATTTAACTACTGAGTTTGTTGAAACCTTACAGTATAATTTTGCTCCTCAAGAAAGACAAGATGTAAGTTTTTATACAGTATCTTCAGGAGGGTTTGTTAATTTTGATGATGGTGGTTGTTTTGATTCTCATTATGGGAACGATGTATGTGAAATACTTATTCTAGATCATTAAAATTTTTAAGAACAAAATATAAACGTTAATCAAGTTAGGAGCCAAAAACTATGAGTGAACAAGTTATTATTAAAGCTCGTGATGAATATGGAGCAAAATGTTTAAGCGATTCTTTCGGTAAACGAAAAAATACTAACAATGGACCACGTGGATATGTTGAAATATATGAAAGAGATGAACATGGAAATGAAAACTTTTTAGGAAAACAAAATTTAGTTGTCTATGGAGCTAGAGAATTAATAGCTCAAAAAATTGTTAAACTTGTTAACCCTCAAGTTATTCCTGATATTGATGAGTATATTTGTTGGTTTGGTGTTGGTTCTGGTGGTGCAAATCCAGGTGATCCATTTAACCCAAACCCACCTTTAAATACAGATACAGATTTATATAATTCTATTCCTATCAGCGCCACAGATTCAACATGTGCTGATTTTAATAGTGGTTTTTTTTATAAAGCTCCAATTGATTTAATTGAATTTGAACAAGATCCTCTCAATGATAGTTCTTGGTTGATTATAAAAACAATCACTACTCTAGGCCTAGATAGAAGTGTTGGTGAAGAAGTTAATGAAGCTGGTCTTTTTACTGCTTTAGATAATTCAGCAGGATATGGTGGACCGTTTCACTTATTTGCTAGAATAACTTTTCCAACACTGATTAAAACAATAACTAGAGAATTAATCTTTGTTTGGTTTATTTATACTTAAAATAAAATAGAAAAAGTAAGGTTATAAATAAAAATTTAAAATAAAATAATAAATTGTATAGAAAAATTTTCAGGAGGACTTAAATTATGGCTAATATATCACCAGGTGTATACACTAAAATTATTGACCTTAGTACATATGTGCAGGCAGTTCCATCAACTGTTGCCTTTATTTGTGCATTGACTGAGAAAGGTAGAGACAACAAAGTATATTTTGTTGGCTCTAGATCAGAATTAATCAATGAATGGGGAGAACCTAATATTGGTTCTTATGGTAAACATTATAGTCAGGGTCTTTATGCTGCCTACAACTTTTTAGGTGAATCTGGCTCTTTATTTTTTATGAGATGTATGCCAGATGATGCATCTTATTCAAATATAAGATTAAATGCAAAGTTAACTCCATCTGATGCAACTTGTGCAATTAATGTTTCATATATTGCTGATGTTAATTCTGATGACGAAATTCATACTAATTTAGAACAGGATGGAGATTTATCTCCAATTGGTATACTTTATCCGATTGGGAGAGGAGAATATTATAATAATTTATCCGTTAGATTTATTGAGCAAGCAAATCCAATGCTACAAGATGTTTATATAATGGATATATATGAAAGACAAGCTGATGGTGATGATGTTATTATTGAATCATTTGAAGTATCTTTTAATAATAAAGCAAAAGATGGTTCTGGCGATTCTTTATTTATTACTGATGTTTTAAATACTTATTCATCAATGTTAAGATGTGAAACAACTTTAGCTAATGGTGATGAATCTCCAGGTTATGACCTAGTTGGTAAAGTTTATGATAATGAAGTTGGAGATACAACTGTTATTATTACACCAACCTTAGCATCTATTGGAGATATCAAACAGGATTTCAGTGATTGGTCTAGTGCTGAAACTGGAATGGCTGAATTTTGTATAATTGCTGTTGATGCCAAAGGAAATAAATTAAAGGGCTGGTTAGGAGAATCTGGTGGAATTGATGATGAAATAGTTAATATCTTTGACGGTAGAGACCTTTCCATTGCTTCACAATCATGGATTGGCGATACCTCAATATTCAGTTGGGAAAATCCAGTTTCCTATTATATTAAACGATCTTTAGCTTCTATTGCTGATGGTTTTGATAGTATACCAGTTATTCCATTAAGAAAAGGTTCAGATGGTTCATTAAAAACATCAACAGGTGCAGTTGACCAAAGTGTTGCTGAAGAAATGCTTGCTAATGGTTATGCTGGCACAATTGATGAAGATGTAACTGATCGTGAAAAAATTTATTTTACAATGGTTTATGACTGTGGTTATCCAACAGCCGTCAAAGATCAGATTTCGACTCTAGTCCAAACTAGAAAAGATTGTGTTGCTATTATGGATAATGGTGATAATAGCACATTTAATAATGCTATGAGTGTACGTGATAATTTACATGCATATAATAATTATTATTGTGCACTTTATGAATCTTATAATAAACTATATGATGTATTTACAGGTAAAGATGTTTGGTTTTCACCAATATATCATATGAGTTATTTACTCCCAAGAAATGACAGTGTAGCCGAAGTTTGGTATGCTGCTGCTGGTTTTAACCGTGGAGTTATTGATACAATTAAAGAACTTCGGTTTAATCCACGTCTTGGACAGAGGGATCAACTTTATTTAAAACAGTTAAATCCAATTGTTAAATTTAACGTAGGTTATACAGTTTGGGGTCAATTAACTACACAGGCGAAACCAAGTGCTATGCAGGATTTAAATATTGTTAGACTTGTTCTTTATTGTAAGAAAGCATTGGAAGATTATGCAAGATTTTTCATATTCGAAATGAATGATGCTATTACATGGGATTCTGTTAAAAAAGATGTTGTGCAATTTCTTGATGATATTCAATCTCGGCGCGGACTCTACGGATTTAATGTGGATGTGGGAGCAACTGAGTATGAGAAAAAAACAAAAACTTTTCATATAAATGTAACACTACAACCAACTAGGGTAGTAGAGAAGATAGAACTGAATTTCTTTATTAAATAAAATTATTTACATAGGCCCTTTCTTATTTAATCTATGAAAGGGCCTATGTAAAATAGTTAAGGAATTATTAAATGCATGAGCAGTTAAAGTGTCAAATATGTGGTAAAGTTATAAACAGTATGGCTGGGTTAGGCAGACATATTTTAGTTCATAAAAATGAAATCAACCACCAAGAATATTATAATAAATATTTAAAAACTGATCCACAAGAAGGTATATGCCCTATTACTAATAAACCAACTAGATTTAAAAGTTTGAAGGATGGTTATTATAAATATTGTGGAAGGGGTTCAAATTCAGCATCAGATGAAGTTAAAATTAAAAAAAGAAAAACAATATTTAAAAATTATGGAGTTAAAAGTGCAATAGAAATAAATAAACAAGAGAAAATTGAAAAACATAAAAAAACAAGATTAAAAAAAAGACTTATTAAAAAATTACATGATGATTTAGAATTAATATTAAACATTAAAAATATAGATAAAAATAATAAAAAACAATGTCAAATTTGTGGTAGAATATTTCCAAATACACATAAACTTGGCTTGCATTTAAAAATTCATAAAGTAAAAACTAAAGACTATTATGATTATTTTTTTAAAACTCCAACTGAAGGGATATGCCCGTATTCAAAAAAAGAGACATCTTTTATTAGTTTAGAAGATGGTTATAGAAAATTTAAAGAAAAATATCAAAAAGATAAGAATGTAGTGGCTAAATGTAAAAATACAAATGCACAACATAGTTTAGAAAAATTAAAAGAAAAGAGTGGTTTATATCAAGTAGAAATTATAAACAAAAACCAGTTTTTAAATATACATAGTTCACTAGATTTAAAATGTCTAAAATGTGGAAATATTTATAAAAATAGATTTTATAATTTACAACTAGGTTATGGTAAATGCCCAATTTGCTATCCAAGAAATACACATATATCAAAATGGGAGGTTGAAGTATATGAAGAAATTGAAAAATATTTTGATGAAAAAATAATTGCAAGTTGTTGTGGCATAATAAATTCAGAAAAAACAAATCGTCCATTAGAATTAGATATTTATATACCATCTAAAAAAATTGCTATAGAATGTAATGGTTTGTATTGGCATAGTGAATTAATATTGGATGATCCTATTAATTACCATCTGAATAAATTAAATTTATGTAAAGAACAAAACATCCAATTAATTCATATATTTGAAGATGAATGGTTAAGTAAAAAAGAAATCTTAAAAAAAATGATTTTACATAAATTAGGTATCAATAATAATTATAAGATATATGCAAGAAAATGTAATATAAAAGAAATAGATCCTAAAACTAAAAATAAATTCTTGGATAATAATCATATTCAAGGAAGAGATGCATCTAAAGTAAAATTGGGTTTATTTTTTGATGATAAATTAATTGCAGTTATGACTTTTTCTGGTAAGAATTTAGCAAAAGGTACTTATAATATAGATGATACTACATGGGAATTAAGCAGATTTGCTACAGATATTAATTATCAAGTTATTGGAGGTGCTGGAAAATTACTGAAATATTTTCAGCGTAATTATGAATGGTCAAAAATATTTACATATGCAGATTTAAGATATTCAAATGGAAATATGTATAACCAATTGGGCTTTAAATTAATTTCACAGAGTAGACCTAATTATTGGTATGTTGATGGTCTAAGGAGAATATATAGATTCAATTTAAGAAAAAAACCAGATGAACCAAAAGATATATCTGAACATATTCTTAGAAAGAACGAAGGTTATTATAGGATATGGGATTGTGGAAATTTAAAATTTGAAATAAATAGAACAAAATAAAAAGCTTTAATTTACTATGGAGCAAAAGATAATGAATTCATTTATTAAAGAATATATTAATAATTTATATAATGAAATTGAAAGAATATTAATATTACAACTTGAAAAATTAAATGTTCCAAATGATGATGAAATCATAAAAAGGCATTGTTTTAAAATAGAAGGTAATCAAATATCAATACAAAATTCAGAAAATTATACTATAGCTAAATATTTTTTTGAAGATATACTTTTGTTAACTTTTTCCAGGAATGATTCAAAACATATTTTCACGTTTCCAGAAATTTATTCTGATAATATAAAAAGTAAAGTTATAAAATACTTAAATAATTAATTTTTTTTAGAACAAAATAAAAAGAAGGATAACCTATTAGTTCCTATTGTAAGATTGGAGATTTCATGATTGCTAAATTATTAAATTTATTTAAAAAAGTTGGTAATTATGGAAAGTAAAAAAAGAAAATTAGAATCATTCTTTGCAATAGATTCTTATGAAACAAGTGAAGAAAACAAACCAATTGATACAATAAATATAAAGGATAAAGAAACAGGTGAAGAAAAAAGTTTAATAAAAGATGATCCAATTTATGAAATAGATGATCCCTCTAAAAAAGATAAAAAATCAATATGTATAGATTTTGATGGAGTTATTCATCAATATGATACATGGAATAATGGAAATTTAAATCCAAATGCAATTCCTGGTTCAAAAAAAGCTATTGATCTTTTAAAAAATAAATATAAAATAATAATTTTTACAACAAGAGCATCTAAAACTTATAATCAAGAACCATCTAGTGATGAATTGATTGAAAAAATGACAAAATGGCTTAAAGATCATGATATATATTTCGATGAAATAACATCTGATAAAAAGGGTGCTGTAGCATATATTGATGATCGAGCTATTAGATTTGAAAACAATTGGAAACCAGTATTAGATATGGTTGACAAATTATAATAAATTTCACGGAGGAGTGATATGAAAAATTCTTTTACAAAAGTTCAAAGTAATAAATTTAGTAGAAATTTTGGTGGTACTACTAAAGGTGTTGCAGATCCTTATGTTACTGGTTATCATCACATATTTTTTACAACTATTCCATCTGGTGTATCTAATTTTATGACAGGGTCTGCAGATGCAATGGATATATCATCAATTAAAAATCTTTTAGCTGGTAGTTGTCTATCTGTAACACCCCCAGGTGGAACTCTAAATCGAGTTGAGTTTACTGGATTAGGTGGAACAAAATGGGCAGTACCAGGTAATATTGATTATGGTAATACGGTATCAGTTAAATTCTTAGAATTCAATGGTACACCTATTGCAGATATTTTTCACGCTTGGATTAAATTAATCAGAGATTATAGAACTGGTGTAACAGATTTAGCGGAACAATCAAATTTATCAGGTTATAGTAAAAGTACTTATGCCGGGTTAATGTATTATTGGACAACAGCACCAGACGGTAAAACTGTTGAATATTATGCTGCATATGACGGTGTTTTTCCAACTAAAGATCCACAGGATTTATTTTCAAGTGATGTTGAAACTGTTGGCCGAATGGATATTGAAATTGAATTTAGTTTAGATTATATTTGGCATGAACCTTGGGTTAGAAATAAATGCCAAACATTATCTGATAGTTTAATGTCTCAAAAAACTGATATTCAAAATAGATCTGATATAACTTAATAAAATATATAAAATGGAACATACACTTAAAACAATCAAGTATTTACTATGTTTAAGAGAATCATTGGCAACAATTTTTCCAAAACAAAGTAATGAATTAATTAATGAATTTACTGATTATGAAATTTTATATTTAACTAAATATGGCAAACGCCCTAGATATAAGTTTAATTTCCTAGAGGAATCTTTATTAGTTGAAGATTTAAAAGTTTTTTTATTAAATAATATTGACTTTTTAGAAGAAACTGTTGGGTTGCATGAATCACATATATTAATTGATTCTTTACAACCACTTGGAAAATCAGGTTTAACAAGTTCTAAAGTTTTACTTGAAGGGATGATAAAATCTGGTACATTTAGTATTTTAACAGAACAGTCAAAACAACATCAATATACCTGGAAAGAAGATCCAGAAACAGGTGATAAATTATTGGTTGATATGACTGAAAATAGAATTGTTAAACGTGTTCCAGCTAATACATCAACTAAAGAGCTTAAAAAAATAATGGATGGAGTTTCAAAAATTAGCTTAATTTCTAGCACTGCGGCTCAAGTTAGGGATCTTGGAAGGTCAGTTTCTTCGGGTGTAAAAGCAGCTGGTGAAATAGCAGGTAATGCAGGAAAAGCAATTTTACAAGGTGCTAAAAAAGTTGGAACTTCAGCAGCAGCAGTTGGAAAATTTGCAGTTAGTAAAATAGGAACTGCAAATTTAGGATATGCTGCTTTAGCTGCGGCTTTAATGTATGGTGGATATAAGTTATATAAAAGCAAATTTTCTCAATCAGTTAGAGCATGTAGTAAATATACTGGTGAAGAAAAAATTAAATGTAAGAAAAAAATTCAAGCTGATGCTATTAGATCACAAATATATGATTTAAAAGTTTCGATGATAGCGTGTAATAAAACAGCTTCACCAAATAATTGTAAATTAATTATTACAAATAAAATAACAAAATTACAAAAAAAACTTACAGATTTATCTGTTTAGTTTGCATAGGGATAGATTAATATAAAATCAAAAAAAAATAAATTAAATAACAGGAGAAATTAAAATGAGTAAACAAATAGAATCAATCACATTTTTTTCATGTTTAAGAGAGGCTTTAGCTCTTTCATTAGATAATATGGAAGGTTTACAAGAGTCTGAAAAAAGTTCTTTACAATCTTTTATTTTGAGTGAAAGTACAGACTATGAGGTAATGCATTTTTCAATAACTGGAAAATTTCCATCAGAAAAATATAATTCTGTTAATGAAGCTATTTTAGTAGATACTATTAAAAATGAATTAACAGAAAACTATATAGAACTAATTGAAAGTGGAAATTATACAGAAGAAACTCTGGATAATCTTATAGAATCATTAATACCTTTAACTGAGAATGGTTTATCTTCTTCAACATTAATCCTCGAACATCTTTCATCTACAGGTATACTTCCATTAATTATATCTGAAAAATGGTATGATAAATTTTTACCAAAAAAAGATAAAACTACTGCTAAAAAAAGTGATATACCAAAAGGTATTTCTGACGCATCTGATGCAATGACGGGTCAGTTTAAACAAGCAGGTAAAATGAAGAACCCAATTATGGGTAAAAAGGGTTCACCAGCAGGTTCTGATACACCAGCAATAATAAAAGCTGCTGGAAATGCAACCATGGATGGTGATGGCACTGTTAAAAAACCTGAAAGCGCTGCCAAGGGCGCAATTTCATTGAAGAAACTTGGTGGTGCTGCTGGTGTTACTGTTGCAATTGCTGCTTTATTATATGGTGGCTATAAAACTTATAAACGTTTCTTATCTAAAGCAGCAAGAGCTTGTTCAAATAAATCTGGAGCAGAAAAAACAGCTTGTATGGTTGCTTTTAAAAAGAATGCAGTTAAGGCACAGATTGCAGACTTACGTAGGGGTTTATCTGGTTGTTCAGGGGGAAGTAATTGATCTTTCTTCTGCTGATGGACTAACTGAGGATGAAAAATCATCTTTATCTTCATTTATCATGAATGAAGCATCAGATTATGAAGTGATGCATTTTGCAATGACTGGCCAATTTCCTGATGAAAAATATAATTCTGTTAGTGAAGCTATTTTAATTGAAGAAATTAAAAATGATTTAATTGGAAATTCATTTGAATTATGTGAATCATTAGGGGAGGATAAATTTGAAAACTTAGTTGAATCATTGGTTCCGTTGAGTGATTATGGTCTTTCTTCATCACAAAGTATTTTAGAGTATTTAATTAATACCAATCTTATTACAGATTTAATTAGTGAAGGTGCAAAAGAAAAATTAGCAGCTATTCATGCGGAAAAAAAACGTAAACGTGATGCATCTAATGCTAATGCAAGAGTGAATAGAGATAGATTGCATACAGCGAAAGGTAATCCAGATGCAAACGAGTTTGTTTCAGCCAATGCTGATGTGGAAAAACGTGCTAAAAAGGATCAAGATGAATTAGCTGGATATAAAAAAGATCGTCAATTGAGGAGTGATACTAGTTCTTTGGAAGACAATAATATTAATGCTAAAACTTATGCTAAAACTCAAGCTGCTATGGGTGTACATAAAGCAAAAGAAGGTGCTAAAAATCTAGGTGCAAAACTCAAAAAAGCAGTAACTCCACTAAAACAGACAAAGTTGGGTGCTGGTGTAGAAGATGATAAAGTTGGTGTTGGAACTCAACTAAAAACTCAAGCTCAGTTAAAAGCAGCCAAAGCAAAAAAAGCAATTACAGATAAGATCAATAAGTATAGAAATCATAAAGAAAGTCCCATGGGTGCTGGTGTAGAAGATGATAAAGTTGGTGTTGGAACTCAAATTAAAACCAAAGGACTAATGGCTGCCCACACAGCAAAACAACAAGCCATCAAAGCAGCTAATTCTGCATCTGAGGCTGCTGGTAAAGCTGCGCAATTTGTTAAATCTAATGCAAAACCTATTGGTGGTGCTGTATTAGCTGCTGCTTTATTATATGGTGGCTATAAAACTTTTAAAAGATTTTTTAGTAAAGCAGCAAAAGCTTGTTCAAATAAATCTGGAGCAGAAAAAACAGCTTGTATGGTTGCTTTTAAAAAGAATGCAGTTAAGGCACAGATTGCAGACTTACGTAGAAGTTTGTCTGGTTGCAAGAATACTTCAAATCCCCAGAAATGTCAATCAACTATTCAAGCTAAAATATCTAAACTGCAAGCAAAAGCTGCTTAGATTTAAGAACTATGAAATCATATTTATGATGGATAAATATTGAGGATATGATAATATGCAAAAATCAATTGTTAATAGTATAGCATTTTTTAGTTGTTTAAGAGAATTTGCTAGTTTATCAAATCCAAAACATAAAAAATATATAACAGAGAATGCAACAGATTATGAAGTTATATATTTTGCCGCAACTGGAAACTTTCCAAAAGAAAAATATAATAGAATAAATGAAAATTTTTTAGTTGAAGTTGTAAGAAGGCAACTTAAAACTGAAGAGTTGAAAGAAATGGATGAATTGGTTAAAACTCTCCAGCCATTGAGTGAAAGTGGTATGTCATCTAATCCTACCATTTTATCATATTTAATGGAAACTTCATTAAATGATAAAATAAGTAAAATAAATAAACTATATTATAGTGGCGGAAAAGATGTAGATAACCGAGATTTAAAAAATTTAAAATATGATGCTAATGAGTATAAGAATAAAATGCTTGGTAATACAAGTGAAAAGTTAAGAAAACGAAAAATAAAATTACAAGCAATGAAAACTAAAATTGAACAAGATGCAATTGATGGCAACTTAAAAAATTATGATAAAGATAAGGCTGAATTTATTAAACTTGGAACACAATATAATAAAGATGCTAAAAAATATGATCGTAAAAAAGAAGATATAGTCGATCGAGTTGGAACCAGATTAAATATTAATAAAGATGATTATGGTTCATACGCTAAAGGTCAAGCAGACACTGAAGCAAAACCGAGTAAAAATTCATTATATAATAAAAAAGAATCTAAACACTCAAATATAATGAAGAGCACAGAGGGAACACCAAATGTAACACAGACTCAAAAAAAGACAATGCCAAAAGAAACACCAATTACAAAGAATAATAAACCAACTGTTCCACATGACGAGATAACTAAACCTAAAAGTGTTAATAATTTATTACAAACAATTAAAAGTAATCCTGCTAAAACATTTTATGGTGCTATGATAGGTGCAGGTATTCTTTATGGTGGATATAAAATATATCAGCGTTTTCTAAGCAAAGCAGCAAGAGCTTGTTCTAATAAATCTGGAGAAGAAAAAACTGCTTGTATTGCACAATATAGAAATAATGCAATTAAAGCTCAAATAATGGAACTTAAAAAAGGTTTGAGTGTATGTGCAAAGACTAACAATCCAGCTAAATGTAAAGCTACAATTGAAGATAAAATTAAAAAACTACAAAATAAGCTGGGATAACTTTTCTATAGTAGAAAAGTGTTCAACGAAAGATATAACTACTGTTAAAGGATATCATTAATTTAAAATTGATTATAAGAAATTCGGTTTTTCCGAATTTCATGGAAATAAAAACAAATATAGTTAACTGAAATCATTAAAGGAGATCAATCATGTTTACAGGTTTTACGCAAAAATTTCCAGAGTATGAGGTTATTACACCACAAACAAATCTATCTTTTACTTTAAGAACTTTAACTGTTCAGGAAGAAGAAAGAAGATTAAAAGGTAGTTTTGTCACACCCCAAAAAATAATTGATCATTTGAATAGAGGTATATTTGATGCACTTATTCAAAAACCAGAATCAATTACAGATTATAAATCATTTCTAAATTCAGTCACAACCAAAGATAGAGACGCTTTATTATATGGATTATTTCATATAACATATGAAGAAATTAGAAATTATGATGTTACGTGTTCTAAATGTGGGCATGTACATGCAGTAACAGTTAAAGCAAGTGAAACATTCAGTATGAACCCATATCCAAAGGAAAATATTTTAAAACAAGAAAAACTTATAAAATTAAAACAAATGAAAGATGTATCTGTTGTTTTAAAACAACCAACACTTGCTGATGAAAATGAAATATTATCTCAATTTGCAGGTAGTGCTGAATTTTCAACAGAATTGGTATCTGAAACATTATTTATAAAACGTTTTGAACAAAACGTTGAAGAAATAGTTGAACCTGTTATTATAGATAATAGACATGATATTATTGAAGGTTATCAATCATTACCAGCAAGGGATAAACGTCTCATTATTAAAGAATATAAAAAATCATTTGGTAAATATTGTTCAACTTTAAAAATGAGGGCTCATTGCCCAGCATGTGGTGCGCAGGAGGTGATCGACATTGACCTTGTCGATAATTTCTTTCGCTCACTATATGAGTGATAAAGGTGTCGAGTCATATAGAAAAATTTTAAAAGAAAATGTATATACATGTATGGAATGGAGTCACCAGTCATATGAAGAAGTAATGAATATGCCAGTTCAAAAACTAACAGATTATTTAACATGGAAAACAAATTTAGAAGAAAGTAAACGTAAAATGTTAGAGGAGCAAAAGATATAAATGGCAAGTAATTTAAAAAAATTCAATAGAAATGTTTTAGGAGCATCAAATAAAATATTTGATTATATGCCCGATATATCTCCTTCTGGTGATGTTAAAAGATTAAGTGAAATAGATGTAATTATTAATTCTTGGAAAAATATTTTATTAACACCAGTTGGTTCATATGATCACAACCCAGAATATGGAAGTATATTATATCAACTACTATTTGAACCAGCTGATAATATAACTATTGATAAAATAAAAACAGAGTTAGAAAGTAAATTGATGTTATATGATGATCGAGCTAAAATTATGTCAACTGATGTAAAATATATATCTTCAAATAAAAAAGGTTTTAATATTGACATTGATGTTTTATATAAAGGCAATCAAAAAAATATGAGTGTTTCTATAACAGAAGAAGGTATGGTAAAATGATAAGATCTCAGTTATGGACACGATTATATGATTATATTGAAGAATATCAATATTTAGTTTATGAATATTATAGTAAAGATGCAATTGCTTTTCTTGTTACATATTATCATTTAAATAAAGATGAAACAGTTTGGGATGATACTGATTTATTTGGAGGGTATTACGAAAAAATTGGTGATTTAACTGGAGTTAAATGGGATAAGATATTATTATTACCTATTTTCTTTATTGAAGATGTCATGACAAATTTTGATGCAACTGTTGAAAGTGGTCAAATAAAATTGAATGAAACTTCTATTGTAATACCATCAGAATATGGTTTTACTCCTTATCCAAATGATATTATTAAGTTTGATCAACATTATCTTAGACCAGAATTAGATAATTATCCATTATTTTCTGTGACAGGTGTTGAAGTTGGGCCAAATACAGATAGGAGATTTTGGAAATTAAAAATAGAAACTGAACAAAGCCGAACTACTGAAGAAGTAGATCAACAAGTGGTAGGTTTATATACATTTTTTGATTATGACAAAAAAATACATACTGTTGATGATGCTCTAATTATGACAACAATTTTAGAAAAAAATCAATTAATTGGCACTAAGTTGACAGAAAAGTTTGATCAACGTAGTGGTTTTTATTTTTTATAAGGTATTAATATGGCTGATTTAGATTCCCAAATTTATCTATCGAGAGATGAAATAAGAAATCAAATAATCTCATATATGCAAGAATACTTAGAGCTTGAAAATGTTGATTTAACTAATTCTTCATTTTTATCATTTATAGTTAATATTATTTCAACATTAACATCTAATTTAATGTTTTATCAATCATCTATCTATAAAGAATTTTTCCTAACTAGAGCACAATTACCAGAATCAATTTTAAATTTGGCTGCTTTTTTAGGTTATAATCCAGCATCTGCACAATATTCAGAAGTTGATGTTATGCTATCTATCCCTCTTACATTTGAAGATCCACTGGTTGAAATTATAATGCCAGAGCATTTTTCATTTCATACTAAAGATAATATTAATTTTTTAACTACATATATAACAAAACTAACAATCACTAATAATAACAGTGTTCGAATTCAAATTACTGAAAATGAAGGTACAATTGATATACCAGTTCATATAGATACTCCATCTAATACTTTTAATTTTTTATTACCTCTTAAACAATATGAATTAACAAAACAAGAATTCCAAATACCTGAAGATACCCCACTTTATCAATTTATTTATATTGATGTTCCTTTTGAAAATCAAATTTCATCAATGATAGTAAAAGTTGTAGCACCAGGTAATGAAGATGATAATTTTGAAATATATACAAAATATGATTCCGTTTATTTGATGGGTTCTGATGATAAAGGTTACGTTGCTAGAAGATCTGAATATGGATATAGATTATATTTTGGTAATGGTATAATGGGTAAACAACCTGAGCCTGGTAGTAAAATATTAGTTGATGGTTTTATAACTAGGGGGAGTGAAGGTAATATTATAAGTGCTTCTATTAATAGAGGGGAACAGATATATATTACTACCCAAAGTGGTCAAACTGAAATAGTTAATTATGATGTTACAAATCCATCTCCAGCTATAAATGGTCTTGATGAAGAAGAAATCGAAGATACTAGAGGGAATGCAATTGATAATTTAACAACTTTACATAGATTGGTTTCAGAAGAAGATTATAAAAAATTAAATATTGTTGCTACTGGATCTCCTTTGGCTGAAAACTCAATGCCTGTTTTAAAACGTTCTGATGTAAAAACTAATGAAATTCAAGTATTTACAACATTCAATTATATAAATGAAATAGTACCCGCTAGAAATGCTGCAATTATAATACCTGGTACACAATTATATATACCACGTGGTTCAATTATTCCCATTGATGGTGTAAATTTTATAACATTATTTGATATGCATGTTGATAAATTAAATCAAGTAACCTATTATGAGTATATACTAAATAGTATCGAAATTTCACCTGTTTTTCAAGCTGGTTATAATTCAGGTTTTAGTTTATTTTCAAATAAAGTTAATGTATATCGAAATGGAGAAGAAGCAATATTTGAAATAACATATTCTTCTTTTGAAAATACACTTGATAAATTATCATGTACTATGGAAATTAGTAATTTAGGTAGCCAAAGTTTAATGGTCCATGATGAAATTAATAAAACTTTCTCTTTAACTGTAGATGAATATACATCACTTCCAAACGGTATTAATAGATATTATTTTACATTTAGACATGATGATTTAGGTTTAATTTCTCAGTATACAGTTGATTTGGCTTTTAGAAAAAGTTTAAAAGATATGATGATGTCTAATACTTATACTGATTCAACAAGTACTATTATTTATGATATTCCAGTTATTGAAAAAGAATTTTATGATAATACAGATCAAAAAATATTTGAGTTGCAAATTTTACAAAAGATGTTAGATACTTTAGAATTTAAAACATATAAAATGTTAACAGATTTTGTTAATTTAAAATTTACCAATTCAACGGGTATAATGAGAAATATGCTATTAAATAAGACCACTAGGCTATCCGTTATTGATTATGATATGTCAGCTATACCTATAGATATAACAGAGGGTGATAGGTATATTATTAGTGGGGATGAATTATATGAATGGACTGGACGAAAAAATCAAATAGCTACTTGTACAGACGCAACAAATGTAACTTGGGTTTATTCCATTCCTGTAATGGATGATATGGTATTTATAGAAAATGAAGGAAAAAATTTCATATTTACAGAAAGTGGATGGATTCCCGCTGAATTTACTATTCCTTTAGAAATAGAACTAGATGTTCTAAAAAATTTAAATTATAATGGTTCAATGACTCAATTAATGGACAAAATTAAAGAAGCATTATATGATAAATTTAAAGATAGATTTGGAGCAAATATAGCAATTTATAGATCTGAAATAATAAGAGAAGTTCAAAATGTGGAAGGTGTGGACCATTGTAAATTAATAAAACCAGAAGCTAATATCTTTTTTAATTTTAATATTGATGATTTTACAGAACAAGAATTATTAGTATATACCCCAGAATATGTATTTTTCACAAAGGATAATATAAAAGTTCGAATATTAACTAGTGGTGTATGATGAAAGAATTAATAAACAATAGAATGAGTTTAACAAGTATAAAACGAGTATTGACTATAACATCTATTAATGAAATAAATAATATATCTCAGCCTTGTTACTCTCCACAATTAAAAAAACATTATTTTGAATTATTAAGATATGCAAATATAACGGATAAACAAGTAAGTATTGCTGTTAAAAATTATTGGAAAAATACTAAAGCTAAAACATGGAATTTAGAAAATGATAATTGCACCAATCTATTAATTTTATTCATGCATTTATTCCTTCAAAAGAGAGATATTCAAGCTTTCAAATCAGCTATGTTATATCATATGGTTAGACAATATTCTAATGTTTTTCATCATTATTTACCTCAATACTGTAATGAAAATGTATTTAGATATACATTAGATAATTTAACAAAAACTCACATATTTTATATTAAAGAAACTATTGGTTCCGCTGTGTTTTATTTATCTGAATCAGTTGTAAAAAGATATCAGAAAATATTAACAGAATATAAAGATCCTATGCAAGTATCACTATTTATAAGAGAAAGTAGGCATCGATTAGCTCAAAGTTTTAGAAGCTTTGCAAATTCATATTATAAAAATGACGAAGCTGGAAAAGGAATAAAACAAACTGATGAATATGAGGATGTTGAAGATAAACTTAGGTCATCAAAATTAATTGATGATTTAGTAAATAAAATAACTGTTTATCGAATATTTGATAGAAAAGCTTTTGATGTGTCAAGAAAATTTAACAAAACTGATGTTACTATAAGTAAAAAATTAATTAGTGCTTTGATGGATCCAAAATATAAAGATGACTTAAAACTTTGCTATGAATTATTCATAAAAAATTTACCAGATGAAGTTAGCGCAATATGTAGCACAAAATTTTTTAAGATATTGAAAAAACTTCTATCATTAAAAACGTCCAAGACAGATATTTATTTTAAAAAACAATGTCAAATTTTGTTAAATAAATTATTTAATAAAATTAAAATGGAAAAAGATTATAGTAAATATTCGGAGCAAACAAAATTTAATTATTTAAATTTTTTAACAATGTATTTTATGTTAATATTAAGATTTAATATATGTCAAAATTAAATATTTAATATTTCAGGTTCAATATCTTGTGTAGCTTTCTTTAATTTTTCGCTCTCACCTAAAATAAATTTAGCTTTTTCAATTTGAGCAGGATAATCAACTTTTTGTTCAAATTGATAAATACTTTCCTCAACGTTATATATTGAAGATATAATATTTTCTTTATCAAATGATTTTACATTTCCCACAATTCTTGTTGCATCATCAAAGATAGCTACATATTCTTTTACTTTATTAACTGCACTACTAATTGTAGATGCGGGACTTCTAACAGCATCTTTTGCAGCTTTAACAACACCGGATGCAAAACTTTTAAAAGAAGCCACTTGATTTACATTTTGATTCAACTGACCTGTTATTATATCACTATTCGGTGGTATTCTTGTTGATAAGGGTGGTTCTGTAGTAGTTGTGGTGGTAGATGTAGCTGATGGTGCTGTTTCTGTTTGTTGACTTGGCGGTATTACAGAATTATCAACATCTTCAGATTCTCTAGGTATTTTTTTAAGTTGTTTTTCTCCACCTAGTGCATCTAAATAATTTTTTAATGTTGGTCTTGGTTCAGAACCTTGAAAAGCTTCACCATTTATCATTGTTCCAAATAAGCTAGAAAATTCCATTCTAACATCAACAATATTTAAACGTTGATTCCAAGAAATTGATTGTTGATCTCCGCCTTTAATAACTGTAATATTAGTTACACAACATGGATTTAAATAATAAATACCTGGGCATGAAATTTTAGCAAAAAATGGCCAATTATATAAAAAATCATTAGTTGAGCCTTGTTCAAATACTCTAGGTATTCCTAATGTTAATAAAACTGCTAATGGCCCAATAATATATTTTTTAGTTGATTGATAACTAGCTGGATTTGGATTAAATAGTCTAACTGTCATTGTATAGGATGGAGTAAATGAACTACCTTTCCATACAGATGGGAAATCTAGTCTTCCACCAGCTAATGTTGCACTAGCACCTTTAGCAATGTTAGCTAAAAAACCTCCCTCTTGGGCCATATCATTTAAAGTATTATTAATATTTTTAGAGACATCTGCGCCCTGACCAAATACCCCTGACATAACATCATGACCCTTTTTACTGGCAAAATTACTAAAATTAGAGAAAACTTTTTCTGCCATCTTAATTGAATTACCAGCTCCTGACATTTGAGCTAACTGACCTAATCCTCCACTCCCAACCATATTTATATTTTCTAAAAATGAATCACCATACTCATTTGAAAAAGAATCACTTGGAAAATTATCAGCAAGAAATGCAACTTCAACACCATGTGGATTATTATAATTAAATCCAAGGGCATTAACTAATTTTTTAAATTTAGTTGTTGCATCGTTAACTGTAAAAACAGCTGATGATAAATTTAAGTGGGGTTCACAAGGTAAAATTACAGCTTGAGGTAAGCTATTATACATTGGATTATCTCTGGATGTATTACTACCTGGTGGCATCCCTATTATTCTTGGTACGTCAATTAAACCCATTTAGGTTACATCTCCTTGTATTAAGAGTTGGATTGATGAATCAATCGGTGTAACATTTGGAACTTGTTGATTACTATTAACAACACTAGTGTTGTTTGTTATAACATTAGAAATATTAGTTGATATTATTTTTCCAACTTTATCCAAATTCTTTTTTGAGTCTTCAGCTAAATTGGTTATTGCTTTACCTGTTGAAGCTGAAAATTCCTTAGCTGTTAATTTTGTAGCTAAAATAATTTTATTAGCCTCAATTTTAACTATCTTTTCACTACCCGAACTTTCTTCAGTTTTTGGTGTAGCTTTAGCTTGAAATTTAATTAATTTTTCTTTAGCTGATTTTTGAATTGCAGTTATGTTTTTTCTAACATAATGTTCAGCTTTTATACTATAAATATCAGACTGGAGGTCGAGAAAATCAATCATATCTTGAAGTTCAGTAACTCGACTATCATACATAGCTTTAGCTTTTACAGTATACTCATCTTTCTTTTGTTTAACTATTTTAACAATATTTTTATAATATGATTTTGCTTCTGCTGTCCATACTGATGTATTTATTTTAAATAATTCAAGTTGAATAGTCATATCATCTTTTAAATTTTCAGCTTTTGATTTCAAGTTATCATAATAGCTTTTTGCTAGTTTTTTATATTCTGGCATTTTAGCTTTTATATCTTCATAATAATTTTTAGCTACCTTTTTAACATTCTCTTTAGCCATCCAAACATCTGTCTTAAAAAACTCATATCGAAGAGCTAAATCTTCTTGCATCATTGTTGCATTGTTTTTAAAATTATCATAATAACTTTTTGCAACTTTTTTATAATCTACTAATTTTGCCTGAAATGCTTTTCTTGCATTTTCTTTAGCCATCCAGACATCTGTCTTAAAAAATTCATAACGTTCTTTTAAATAATCTCCTGTTAACTCTAATTCTATTTTTTGATTATTCCACCATGAAACAGCTAAATCTCTATATTTTGTGGCTTTTTCTTTTAAATCTGTTTGTATTTTTACTAGAGCTTCTTTATGTTGACTCCACCAATATTCAACTTTTATTTGTAAAACTTCTATTTGGTTAGCATAATAATCTTTTTGAGCAATTAATGCAGCTTTAGCATCTTTACCTTTTTCTTTGGCTACATCAAAACCTTTTTTAGCTAAGTCTACACCTTGTTTAATTCCTTTTGTAGTTAATTCTTTGCCTTTTGTGTAACTTTTTTTAGCTAAATCTATAGCTTTTTGTTTTAAGGTTTTATGCCCATGTTTTTCTAAATATTTAATAAAAGCTTTTTCATAACGTTCTCCATATTTATGTGGTTCTTCATTAACTCCTATTTCTGGATGCTTTCCTTTATTAAATCCAATATATGCATTTTGCACCTCTTCTTGATTATATCTTTCATAGAAACCTGTATTTGAAAAGTAAACTTTTTGTCTACCATCTTTTATTTTTTCAGCGATCATAGGATCACGAAAAGTAGATCTAAAGTTACTAATACCAGCAATTTTTTTCATTTTCTCAAAACCAGTTTTTCCGATTAGACTATATTTTGCATGTTCTGATTTATTTAATTCTACTGCTTGTTTTGCTCTAGATGCTTTTTCTGCATAATCAGCTTTACTTTCTTTTTTAAATTTCTTATCAATAAAATAAGTTATAGCTTTTTTTGCCATATATGCTAAGACTGCTGTGACAATTAAAGGAATAATAATAGGCAATGCGGCAGTAAGCCCTGTACCTAAAGTTGCCATAATTCCACCACCTGCTGCCATACCACCTGCTATACCACCTATAGCACCAACGGCAGCACCCCCAAGAGCTTTTAAAATGCCACCCAAAAAGCTAGTTACTTTTTTAAAACCATTCCAAAGAAATAAACCTATTGATTTAATTAATGACCATAATTTATTTTTACCTTTTGCCTCTTTTTTAGCTAAAATCCAGTGTTTTTGTAATGTATTTCTTATATTTTTAAATATTGTAATTGGGTCATTTCGTTTTGCTAATTTTCCTATCGTTGTGCCAAACATTCCAATTTTCTGACCAGATTTTGATTTGGCAAATTTACTATTTTTAATTTTATCAGAAATATCTATTCCCATTTCAGCAAGTTTGCCTTTTTTAGCTTCATTTAATGAATGTTTATATTTTTCAGTTTGAATTTTGTACCATTTTCTATTCTGGACTAATTGATCTATTGATATCCTACTTTTAACAAATTCTCTACTTTTCTTATGTTTATCAAATTCTTTTTGGTATTTCAATCTATCTTCTTTTTCTTTTAAATCTTTATTTCTTTCATCTATTTTTCTTTTATCTTTTTCTTTTTGAACCATAAGCATTCTCATTCTTACGGATGCTGGAAGCTTACTTATAGCATCAAATTTTCCTTCTTGACCTTCTATTTTTGTTTTAAAACTTCCCTTCATCCTAGAAGGTAAACCTGCAACAATCGCATCACGAATTTTTCGTAAAACCATCAATTGTTCAGTTGCAACACCTAATAAATCTAATTTACTAGATTTAGGGCCGTGTGTAACATAGTCAATCTCACCTTTTAGGGTTTTAGTTTTAGTTTTTCGATGGCTTAAATAACCCTTCAATAATCCTTTATCTAATACATCCCCAAGCAATCCTTCTTTTCCAGCACCAAATAAACCTAATAATTTTTGAATATATGACTTTGCAATTTTTCTTTTTGGTAGTTCGCCAGCTTCATTGCCGCCACTTAATATTTTAATCATTGTTGACTGATTAGCAATCATTGAATCATATTTTACCATTGAATCGACATATAAACTACCAAGTATTGAAGCTGTCATTTCTTGAGCAGGTAAATTCTTAGGAATTACACTAGCATATCCACCTTTTTTCTTAAAAAATCTACCTATAACCTTAAAGGGTGTTGAAGCAATTTTATAAGTAAGTTTAGATAATATAAAAACTTGTCTGTATAATTTATTTTGAGCCATCATTGATTCGTGAATTAAAGCTCGCTGTTTTGTTCCATTTGTTAAAGCATTTCTAATTTCAAGTGTTGCTCTTAGCATTCTTTCTTGAGCAGGTGCATCAACATCATTCCAAGCTTGTCTGTAAGCTGTCATGAAAGCTTTTGCCATCCCTTTTTCTTCTTTTTCTCTATCAGATTTTACATAAGCTCTTGTTTTAGTTGTAAGTTTAAAAGTAATTGCTTCAACAAAATTATGAAATGTATCAACGCTACTTTTAAATATTTTAGATCTAGTTAGTTTAGATTTACCCATACCAGGTACTAAGGAACCTATATCTTCAGGATTAGCTGAGAAAGTTCCACTTGATGATTGCACAAGATATTTTCTAAAGTCTGTAATTAATTTTTCTATATTATCAGCTATTTTTTGTAGAGGATCTAATAATTTATCAATAGGCGCAACTATTTCACCTTTATGAGCTTTAATTACTGAATCTCTTTTTAAATAACCACCCACTGCTAATTTTGGAACTATACCTTCAACTTTTTTAACTAATTCTTTTTCTCTATGCCTATTTTGAGCCTTTTCTTTCATATTTGATAATTTTTCTTTTGCTTTTTCTTTTGCCATTCCAAGTTTTTCTTTAATAAATTCTCCAGAAGAAGAAGCAACATTTTTAACACCACTAGCACCTGCTTCCGCAAATCTTTTTATAGTATCATTATTTAATGCTCTTGTTAAAGCATAACCAAATATAGGCATTGACCTGGACATAGCCATTGCCAATACATTTTTTGTTTCAACACCAAAATCTTTGCTTAATTCTCTTGTCATTTCTTTTAAACCATCTTTTGTCATTGTCATGGCTTTTTGAGATGTTGTTGTTGAAATTTGTAAAGTTTTCTTTGCAGTTATTGCAGCTAATCTCATTGATTGATGAGCCATTTTATCTATATTTAAAGTAGCTCTCTTGTAAAATTTCGTAGCTTGTTCACTAACTATTGAGGAAGTATTTCCACTAGTTGAATTTTTAATTCCAGCATTATATTTTTTGGAATATTTTTCCGCAGCGGATGAGACTCTGGTAACATCCTTTAATAACTTGTTTATATCTTCCATTTAATTTAACCTTTTATTTTCTCAAAAGTTTTTGAATATTTTGGAGATTTGCTTAATTCGGACCCAATCGCAATAACCTCTGAACAAAAAAATAATTCTTGAATTGGTAGAGTATTTGTATCAGTTGATTTAAATGTTTTCTTATAAGCCTTATAGAAAGCTCTAAAAAAATACAAAAATTTATTCAAATTATTAAAAAATCTATCTGAGTTTGTAAAATATAAAAGCATCATTAATTTATGTTTATCTATTATTTCCTGAACTTCTTCAGATTTATCACTAACTTTAAATATCATATCTCTAATTTCATTCACATATTTTAAAAACATTTTTTGATCAATAGTTTTTGCTGTTTCAAATTTATATGTCATATCAGATATTTTTTTACCAAGTATTTGTATATTCTTTTTATTTGGAATAAATTCCCCTACTATTCCATCAATATAATTTATATAAAAATCTTCTAATTCACTTTTAAATAATGAATGACATTCTGAAGGGTTTTGGTCAAAATATTTATGCATACCTTCATGTAAAAGCAATTTTGCTAATTTTTTATTATTACTATATATTGCAACAATTGTATTGTTTGAAATGAGTATATATATTCTTTTTGTATCTGGTGAAAAAAAACCACATATAGATTGTTTACCCTTAGACGCAAAAATTTTATAAAATGTAAAACCAACCACACCTTTAGTTAAGTAACATGGGAGTATTAAATTATTATCAATTAAACTTTCAATTTTACTAGAACCCTTAAATCTTTTTGTTGCAAGCATTGCTTTTTTAAATTTAGCTTTTAGTTTTCCAGAAGAAAAAAGTTTTAATCCGCCAATTTTAGCAACAAGTTTTAATCCAATTGGCAGACTAAACATTTCATTTAAGTTATTAGGCATTTATTACTCCTTAGTATACATATTTAAAATATTAAAATAAGACTCTTGATTTATATTTTTATCCATAGTTTCTTTTACTATATCTATAATTGTATCATTATTTACTTCATTAACATTTATATCATTCATAGCCATAATAGTTTTAAATGATGATTTATTTAATGAACTAGTATTTAACATTAATGGCATATCATATTTTCTAACATAAAAAGCCATTGCGGCGGACATTGCCAAATCATCATAACACCCAGAGTCAGCTTCAACTCTACCTGATGTTTTTGTAGTTAAACCAACTAGTTCCATGGCGAGTCTTCTAGATTTAACTATCTCAGGAAATTCATTTACATAACTATATAAAGCATCAATCATTAATGGCCTAGTTTTTGCAGTTGTTGTTAATCCAGGTATATTTTTATTTGCTTCTTTATATAAATAGGTTTCCATTGAATCATTTTTAACAGCTTCAACAACTTGATTACCGTAAGAATTTAACTCGATAATTAAAGCACCTATATAAATTGACGCTGCAAGACGAACTACTTTTATATAATCTTGAACTTCACATTTACCTTGATATTCCCACACTTCTTCTAATGTTTCAATATCCCACACTGTTAATGCTGATTTATCATCACCATGTGAAGGTGCAGTATCAACACCAATCAAATAAGATTTTCCCTCTTCTGGATTTGCAAATTTCCACACTTCACCATTATATAATTTAATTTTATCAATTGGTTCAAGATCTTTTGTTTGATCTTGTAATTTTTCAATAATGTTTTCATCAAAAAATGATCCTTTTGATGATACAAATTTAAGCTCTAATTCTTGTTGAATTTTCTTTTTATCATTATCAAATAATGCACATTGAGTTGCATACCAGTCAGGATCTTCGGCAAGTTCTTTAATATCTTTCCAATGAATTATAAAAGATTTAAATATATCATCACCAGCAAGTGCGTTTGTATACCTTTTATAAAACCATGCACCAACACCTTGTGTTTTATTAGGGGTAGATAAAACAACAGTTCCATATGGTACACCAGCTTCTCTTGCATGTTTTTGATTTGTTGATAATGCTGGAACCATACCTGTCCACGCATCTTCGATTTTTTCAACGAAAGCTGCTTCATCAATTACTAAGAACGTCACAGCGCGACCACGTAATGTTTTAGATGGTGCTTTGGGGTTGACGGTTGCGGCATAGCATTTAGAGCCATTAGTAAGAATAAATGACTGTTCTGATCTCTTTGCAAAACCTTGACCGCTTTGTCCGCCTTTCGGTCTCATCCAAGCTGGTAATTTCTCAATCATACCAGCTATTGTTCTAGCAAATGTGGTCGCTTCAGCACCATCTTTTGAAACAATACCAATAACTGTATTATCATAAAAAACTGCTAACCAAGCACAATAAGCCTGTGTAACGGTTGAAATACCAACTTGTCTAGATTTTAATACTAAAACAAAATGTTCTGAATGAATTAAATCAATTAATTCAGCTTGTTTATCATATGGTATTAATTCTCTATCACCACCGGGTAATTCTAATAAAATATAGTTTGAACAGAAATAATAAAAATCATTTTTACACTTTAAAAATTCCTCAACATTTTTTTCTATTGCTAACTGTTTTTTGGATTTTCTTTTTTCTTGTGCCATAATATTTAATTCAATATACTTTTATTTGTTCTAGCTAGTGTTACAAAACATCCAGCAGACCAATCATAATTTTCTTTTGTAAATGTTAATACACTAGAAGTTAAAATATATTTTCCAGTAAATCTTCTATAATCAACTATTTCAGTATCAAATTTCACTGGTTCTCCTATCCTTAATAAATTAGTTAAAAACATAGATCTGGCTAATCCTATTTTTAAAGTAAATAGATTTGATAATGGTTTAGAATGATTTGCATTAATAAAAACAGGAGAATAATCATTTCCTGTTTGGTCTGTATAGTAATGCATTCTTTTATCTGTTATTATTTCATCAAGAAAAAACTCAGGATCAGATGTAGGATGTGTAAAATCAATTAATCCATAATCTTTTGCTATTCCCTTTAGATCATTTACAATAGTATATGATAAAGTATCTTTTGGTTTTACAACATATTTTAAAGTTCTTGCATATACAGAAAATTTAGAATTGGCTTTATAATCTGTCTTAACTTCAGCCATTGTATAAAAAACTTTAGGGTTTAAACCCTTTGAAGTTAATTTTTCATTGTCTCCATCTGAAGCCAATTGATGAATTGTAAATACTACATCTTTTTTCATTCTGTTTGTTAAATTAAAAACTTGTAATGTATTAGTATGATTACAAAAAATAGAGGATACACCATTATAAATACCAAATGTTGAATCTAAATATTTGAACATATTACCAACAGTTGATGGAGGTATACATACTTGATCCAATGGAAATGCATTTATACCTTCTTCATCCATTTCTAATATTGCTGTTGTATTTTCGCTAATTATTCCTTTTATTAAAACATCTATTGGAATATTTGTTTGAACATCATTAACTAATGTCGAAATAGTTTTAAACGGTTTTCGGCAAATAGTTGTTATTTCTACAGTTCTTGGTGTTGGAACTCTTTCATTATCATTATCTTTCATTATCATTGTTTTAATTGGAAGATCTAAATTATCATTTAAGTGCATCAATTCAAACATTAGTGTTTGATATTCTGGTATTAAACCTTCACCATCCCAACCTTGCAAAACAATAATTAAGGTTATATATTCTTGCCCATATAATTTGTTGTTTAAAATTACATTATCAGGATCAGTATTAAATTTTAATGTAATAACAGGATAATAACTAGCTAAGGATGAAATAATAGTCACATCTACAAGGTCAGCAGAATAATCTTGTTCTCCAATAATTAATCCAACTAGATATGATTGACCAGAAGTTATAGACATATGATTATAATCCTCACCTTTTCTATTTTGTTCTGCTTTTAAAACAAAAACCCAAAAAAAAAAGAAACTAAGAGATAGTTTCTTTTTTAAAAGAAATGAAATACAATGGAGCGAAGGAATGGCACTAGGTAGGATTCAAAATATTTATCAATATCAATCATAATATTAGAGGAATAAAATTCCTCTTTTATTTTCTTTAATAATGTAGCAATTGAATTTACATTTAAAAAATTAATATGTAATATTTTATTTAAGTATTTTTCCATTTTTGGATATAAATGGGGTATACCTTTAATAACTACATCACCTCCAGACATAGCAATATACATATCCCTATCAAATGAAATTATAAATTTAGTGTAATAATGTTTTAATTTCAAACTTAATTGCATTTCATCCGTTAAAGCAAACCTTTTTCGTACTAATATACCATCATATTGTCTCAAAAGAATATCAGATTCCTTTAGTTCATTTACTTTTATATACCCATCAATAATTGAGGTTGTGGTTTCCCTTAAAAACTTTGTAAGCCTTGGATTGGATCTCATCATCAACCCAATTTTTTTATTTCTCTCAAATTTATCTTCAAATGGTATATCAGAAATATCATAGCCATTTATTTTTAAAATATTATAATGACATTGGGGTATATCATATTCATATACTTCATCTAAAAATAATGGACTGTTTAAAGGAAATTTCATCGAAATTACTCATAACAATTTAAGGACAAAAAAGATTTAATATTCAAAATATCAATTATCAATTCATCAATAGATATCCAATGATTTAAATCTACCATTTGAAGTTTTTTACTGTCAAACCATTTAATTACATCTAATTTTGTTGATAATGGTTCTTCAATATCTGATAATTTTTTATAACGATAATAAAAAGATTCAATATTTGGGTTTTCTTTTAATATATCATCTGTTAAAATTTTATCAGAAAATCTATATACTACATAATCTTGAGCTTTTCTTTTCATTTTAGGCATTTTAAATAAAGGAACATATATACCTTCAACTTTTCTAGCATAGTAATTTATCAAACCAGATTTACTTCCATAAGAAATAATATATTCATTATCACCTAGTAAATACACAATTTGAAATAATCCATTTGTGAAAAACAAAAATCTCTTTGGTGTTAAATTGAATATATTATAACCATCCACATTTTTAATAAACTCAATACGTCGTTCAGGATGACCATCAACTAAAGTACCACTATTAGTTAAAATAGCAACACATAGAATTTCAGATGATTTAATACCATCAACTTTCAATTCAAGTTCTGTAATATCATCAAAACTAGATACATAAGTCTGAAACCAATCATATAAATTGATAGATGAAAGTCTTGATGTTGAATCAGGTGCAATTATTTCATGAGTTTGTTTCATATTCTCTTCTGTTTGATCTTCAACAAATACGTGTGCAAAATCTGATATAATATTAGTGCAACCTTTGTTTGATTTTATAAACTCGTCTACATCCTTTATGATTTCTTGATCACTGACATCTGGTTTTACATCACTAACTAGCTTATCATCTATTAAACTAGCCAAGTTATCTGTCATTGTATCATTCTCCTTTTTATTATCCATTTTGATCACCGTAAACATATTTATCAACAAGTTGAATAAAGTCTTTTATGGTTATAGCTTTTTCAGTTTCAGAATCCATTATACATATATTATATTTTTCTTCAATAAGAATTATTAAATCTAATATATCTAATGAATCAATATTTAATTCTGTTCTAAAATTAAGATCATCTTTAAGATCTTCTTTTTTAAATTCAGGATTTAAATTATCTATAATATAATCATAAAGTATTGTAAAAATTTCTTTCTCTGTACTTTTCATAGTATTCCTCCATGATTTAAATTACATACCATTTCAAAATACCAGGTATATAATATTACTTCCACTTGTCTTTTATTCCTTCACTTCTCCAAAGAATAGGTTCAATTTCAGTATACGCTTCTAAAGCAGCCCCAGCTAATGTCATTATTTTTATTAAATGTTCATACATTTCAACAGGCGCTGAATTTTGATGATCAAATTCTTTACATGAAATCATCCAATTTGGTTTTTCGTCTACCCAGCCTTCGCTATATTTATTTTTAGCTTTTTTTAAATACACATCTAAAAAATTTAAAAATGAGCTAACATTTAAAACTTCAGAATCTTTAACATTACCAAAAATTTGTTTTTGATAATTTCTCTCTTTCAAATAAACTTCCATTAAAGTATTAGAATCCATATAAATTCTCCAATTAAAAGATGCCGAATAACTAAATTATATAGTTATTCGGCATCTAATTATAAATTAATAATTTTTATACAGTTTTCAAATCAGGTGGCCCACTTGGATTTGTTGGCATTGTTTTAGCAATTTTAATTCCTGAACCAAAAGTCTCATTATAAAAAGACATAATATTCTCAGAAGGTGTTGATTCAGCCATAACCTGATTATAATTAATAAATATTTTGTTTTGATCAGCAGTTGGCATCCAGGGAACTGGCACTAATCCTCCCTGTTGAGATGCATCTGCTTGTGGGCTAGGAATAAAAGTAATTGGATTTTTAACAGCTAAACTATTTATACCATTAACTGTTTCCCTTTTTAATAACTCACATACAATTTCATGCCCTGTTGCCATTTTTAAACATAATGCTTCCATAAATAAACTCCTTTGTAAAATTATTAGATTAATTAAAACCTTCAATGAATTTTCTCATTGATTGAGGTGTGTTGAGTTCTCCAATCATCATCAATTGCATTCCAGTTAATATTGCTGGATGATCTTTAGTTTCTTCATTTTTTTTAAGATCAGATGCTATTGATGTATAAGCTTCACTAAAATTTCCATTATCTATATATTCTAAAGCTCTTTTTTTACACCATTCAATATGATCATTTCTATCTTTAGTCATGGTATTAATCCTTTATTATAATTAATAATTAATATATGAAAAACCACAATTTGTACATTTAAATAAAGAATCTTTTTTAACTAAAGTTTTCTTATTACATTTCCAACAAATTCCTTGCGAAGAAAGTTTAATTTTTTCAGCCCTTGTTATTTTCTTCTTTTTTTTCATAGATGTTCTATTCTCCTCACCAAAAGATTAAATAAATAGTAACAAGTATAACAGCACTTGCTACTGATGCGCCCTCAACTAAAATTTGGTTATCATAATATTTTTCTAACCATTGAGCTTTTATAATAATACTTCCTTTTCTCATTAGTTTTGATGTAACATAAATAAAAATCATACTACATATTAAAAATTTAACTAAAATTGCCATTATTTCCTCCATACTAATATTTTATAATTTATAATCACCTGTAAAACCACCTTCTATACCCTTCCAGCTAATTGCAATGGCTTCATGTGTATGTATTGATTCCTCATGTGAACATTTTACCAACCAATCAATTATATTTACTTGATTATTTAATTTATTTGATATTTCCCTAATTGCATCTTCAACAAATAATGGATTTTGGGATGCGATCCTGGCAATCTCTTGTTCATCAATTCTTTTAATAATTGGGTATGGTTGAGTCTTAATTACATCATATACCAAATCAATTATATCTTCTAACCACGGTGAATTTTGGGGTGACAAATCACCACGAATTAAAATATCAGCATATGATCTTTGAGCATGAGGAAATCCGGGATAATCACATTTCCCACTTTCAACAAGGTTTCTAGATAACTCAGCTGAACATGGGCAATATGAAGCATATTGTAATCTTATTCCTTGAAAAAACTTCAACTCATCACCACTTTGAGCTTCAAAAAAGCATTTATGATATAGTGGAAATGAATTATCTGATAGAATTGATTTCTTCATAATTGGCAACTCAAAATCAAATTTTAAATATGATTTTGTCGAACCAACATTTTCGTTTATCTTAGCTAAAATTAAAAACATTAATTCATGGTTTAATTGTTGGCCAAGAAAAGGTTCTAATGTCAATAATAATCTTGACATAGAAATACCTTTTTTTTCTGATGAAAGATTTGTACGTATTGATGCATTAGCTGGTAATTGCACTATACCCTCATCTCTCAAAGCCAACGTAAAATTTAATTTAATATTTTCAACACCTACTTGTTGAATAGGTATTCTAATATTTGGTTCCATCAATTCTTGTACATCTGGTAAATTATTCATAGATTAAACACTCCTCAATTATCCATATCAACACCAATAACTTTACAATATTTATGTAATAATTTAACTGATTCAGGTGCACCAATATCTAAATTATCTTGTGAGATGTCATTAGATTTTAACACTTGCTGAATGTATTTATTTTTTGAGTCAATACTATCAGATTTAACAGTTAAACTTTCATATAAAATATTTGGTGCATCGTGGGCTATAAGTGCAGCTTGTTCCATTTCTCCAAGTTTCTGACCACCTTTATTTTTCTTTCCTGATAAGGGTTGAAGTAATTTTCTGGAATATGGTCCAATTGATCTTGCTGTTAATTTATCTTCTGATATATGAGCCATCTTAAACATGTACATATAACCTACAGCTATTTCTTTATTAATATATATTTTAGAATAGGGCTCAAATATTCGACTAACATCAGAAACTCCTGTATATCTTTTTATCTCAAAAGCATCATCAATTGAAATTGATTCAAACGGAGGTTGAATTAATGTGAGATTGTTAATAAATTCTTTTGTAATAATATCTGGCATTTGTTCTTCAAATTTAGTGAAATACCAATTATTTTTAGTTTTATCCACCAATCTAATAAAATGAAGAATATTATTTTTTATTATTTTATTATCAACACCTGAATCAAAATCTTCTATTAATTTCTCTTTAAACTGATGTAGAGCCTTTGTTAAATAAATTTCATACAGCTGACCAATATTCATTCTTGAAGGAACACCAAGTGGACCTAAACATACATCCATATGACGTCCATCTTCCAATTGAGGCATTTCTTTTTCTGGTAATATAGCAGTAATTACACCTTTATTACCATGTCTATTCCCAATCTTATCTCCAACTTTTATTGTCTTTTCAAAAGTACCTTCCATTTTAACTATTATTCCATCAAATAAATCAGTTTTCATTTTAAAGCTGCCATGATTAGCATCAAATACATCAAGATTATTATTTTTAATATATTCTTTTGCTTCTCTGATTCCAAAAATATTTTCTAATGTAGATTTTAAAATATTTGCTTTTCTTTTCTGTTTTATTTCTTTTCTAGTTATCCAATCTACAAACTCTGGAATAGATTCATTAATATCATTGACATAGATATTAATTTTAGTAATAGTTAAATCTTTTGGGTATGTTAAAACTTTAGTATCCTCGAAAATCGAATATTTATCAGTTTGAGATATTGATAATTCCTTCAATTTTGCATATGGTGTACCAGCTGGAACTACGTCACCTATATTAGGAAGGGGTTTATATTTTCCCTGCTCTAATGTAAGTAAAATTTTATCAATTGGTATAGTAAAAGTCAAATCAGCAATATGTTTAGATGTAAATATTTCATCTTTAACAAGTCTATCAGATATAACAATACCATCCTCATAATTTAATCCATAATAACTCATAAAGCCAACTAATAAATTATTACCAATTTGGATACTGCCATCTTCCATAAACTTACTTTCAAATAAAATATCATCTTTCTTAAATTTGTCATTTTGTTTAAAATAAACTTTATATTCATCCAAATTATCAACATATATATGCCTTATTCCAATTTCAAATATATCACCTTTATCATTTTCATCATCATATTCAACTATCATATAATTATCATTTAATAATAATACAGTACCATCATGTTTTGCCACTTGACAAAATTGAGTATATTTACTATACAAATACTCACAACCAGATTGAATCATAGGTTTTTGAAAGTTTTTTAGCATGATAGCTTGTCTCATTTGAGATGATGCCATTTGTAATCTAGTTTGATCATCATGTTCTAAAAATGGAACCATAGAAACAGGAATTGAATTAATATATTTATCTTCATAATCTTTATTAAATTTAAATCTAGAATCTAATCTTGATTTGGGTAATAAATTTTGAAGAACTCCACAATTTTCTCTATCTGGAGTATCAACCGGGCATAATCGTCCAAACATACTATCCCTAATATCTCTCAAATGTTTAGGCACTTCTTTCTTTTTAAAACCATCAGGGCCAATCAAACTTGTTCTAGAAATTTTAGTTAATTCTTCAATTGGATTAATAGAAAAATCAAATTGAACAATATCAGATTCATTTACTTCAGACATTATGGCACTAGAATTAGTACTATATTTTTTCTTTTTGTAATATTTACTTAAAACACATAGAGAATATATATCTTTTATGATTTTACCAAATAGAATATATTCCCAACACCTTATCCTTTTATTCTCAAAATTTTCATCATCATAACCAGGACTTCTTAGTGCTTTTACTATTTCTAATATCATACAATTAGTTTCAAAAAATTGTGCGCTTAGAACATCAACTTTTAACATAATATCTAAAGCATATAAAACTTCTTTTACTCTCTTAGTTGGATCATATTTTGAATATGAATCACCTAAAATAGCTAATATATCTTCACGGGTTGCTTCTTTATCTTCTAAAATTATATTTATATCATCCACTAAAGGTTCAAACCAATCTTTTGAAAATGGTGTTTCTTCATATTCCTCATTAATTATTTTTTTTGTTTCTTCAAAACCAAAATAACCTAAAACTACGTAAGAAAACGGAACGCTTCTAGCTTGAAAATTCATTATAATGCTTGGCGTACTTTGTGGTTTTCTTATGATAGATAATGATGAAGTATTGGTAAAAAACTTTATTAAATTCTTCCTATTAACAATTGGAATATCAAATAATTGATATAAGGGTATTTTTTGTTTTCCATTGATCATTAAATACTGATTTTTAATAAGTTTTGGAATCTTATAAATCAAATCAATATTATAACCATCTTTTTCAAATTTAATGGCCAATCTTTCATAGATACTTCTATCAATATTTCCCTTATTTGACATTGATGGTTTTTTCTCAAAACATGTTAGAACAAATCCATCATCCAATGCAGGTTGGATGATTTCAGAGATTATTTCCATCATATTATCATATTCATATTGTCTAATAGAAAAAAGATTTATGGGTTCAAGTTTAGCTAATTCTGGATTAATTATTTTCATTATTCCCCCTGTTTTAAATTAATATTGAACTTTTCACCCATCATAACCCTATTCATAATTCCACTATATGAACTATTAGTATTAATAATTCCATCTAGTAAATGTTTTTTTGGATTACTAAAAGCAAATCCTAAAAGCCAACTTTCTAATGACGGAACTTTCTGTACTGAATAAAATTCTGGGGTTACCATTTCCCTATCTTTTATTAATCTCCATTTATTATTTTTATACCACATTAATTGGGAAACAACACACTCGAAATGAACATGATTTATTTTTTTACTCGAATTATAAATTTCAAATAAATCATCAACTAAAACTTCAGCTGTTGTATTTCTTGGAAATTTATGTAACTTATTTGAAGCGGATGTTAAATCTGCAACAATATCTTGCTGAATAAAATCATTATTTTCAGTTTCATTATCTTCAGATTTTTTAATTTGGGCTACCCCTGATGTATGAAAAGTTCTTAAAACCAATTGAGTGTTTGCTTCCCCCAAACTTTGTGCGGCAATTACACCTATATACTCAGAATTTAAATTTTTGTAAAAATCTCCATAACATTTTTTACAAATTGTTGGATTTTTACAATATATTGGGCTTCTAACATATATGGTTTTATCTAAGTATTTTTCGATACTTTTATGTGAAAACTTTTTTAATCTTTTATCTTCCAGGTTTTCTTTAAAGTATTTTCCAATTAACATTTCAGCTTTTTTAATACTTGTTACTTCAACTCTTAATAAATCTGTTGTACCACAATCATCTTGAGTTCCCAACGTTAAATTAACACAACAATAAATAAGTTTTCGTGATAAATATCCAGATACACCAGCATGGAGTGCAATATCTAATAAACCTTTTCGGCATCCATATGTCGAATTAAAAAATTCTTTAGGTGTCAAACCATGAATTAAACTATTTTTTATTGGGTTTGATAAAATTTGGCCATCAAAATTTGAAATGAAACCCCTTGAGAAAACCATTTGTCTAACTTGGTCCCAACTTCCACGGGCACCGGAATCAATAATACCAGCATATTTAAAATTTTCTCTTAAATATTCTTTTATTTCATCACTATTAATTTTAACTAGTTGATTATGAATATTTTCATCTTTATAGATTTCATCTTTTATTTTTTCAACATTTGGAATAGCACAATTAAATAAAGACATTGTTACACCATATAATGTTGAATATTTAAAACCAACAAATTTAACTTTATTAAAAACTTCAGCCACAATTTCTTCTGGATATTTTTTTCTAATATCAGTTAAAATATCAACTAATACTTTTTTTGTGATAACCTTATTAATAAAAGGATAATCATCAGGAAAACAATAATTAACAACTATTCTTCCTTTAATTATTTCTTTTCCTTCCCATTCCATAGTATTATTTAAATCATCAGCTTCAACCAATCCCTTTGATAAAAGATAAATTCCATAAACAATATCCTGAGAAGGTATTGTTGATAGAGAACCATTACTTGGATTTACTAAATTTTTAGTTGATAACAACTTATCTTTTATTTCTTGTTTTGCTTCTTTAGAAATTGGTATGTAAATTGCCATTGCATCACCATCAAAATCAGCATTAAAACCTTCACATACTAAAGGATGAATTTGAATTACATCTTCCATTGAAACTAAAATTTGAAATCCAATCATTCCTAATCTATGTAGTGTTGGTTGTCTGTTTAGGATACAATATTCATCTTTGGTTAATTTACAACATAATTTAAATAAGGCGGGATCTCTTGTTTCTATACAATATTCAACTTGCTTGATAGCTTTAGGAAAAAGTTTAAACGTTCCCAATTCAATTAGTCTTTTAGCTATTTGAATTTTAAACAATTCTAAAACCATCTTATAAGGTAATACACACTGATGAAGTTTAATTCTAATATTTGGTGTGATCACACATCTTCCAGAGAAATCAATTCTTTTTGCTAAAATATGACCTCTTATCAAACCCTCTTTTTTCTTTAATTTCTTTAAAATGTAATCATAAAGTTCATTTACATCTTTCTGAGTTTGAGAAAAATAATCATAAAAAATTACTTTATTTTGGATTAATTCAAATTTTGTTCCAGATAAACTGAGATTTCTATTTATCAAAGTAAGATAATATTTATTTATTTCATCTGCTACTCTATTATCTTTATTTATTCCTCTCGATGCTGGTCTCAATTCTGGTGGCAAAACAATTATATTTTGAATAAAAATTTTATCCAAATTATCATAAACAATTTTCCATGATTCGGGGTCGTCTTCCATTGATTGTTTTGTATATGTCTCAAATAAAAACTGCATTGCATTTAATGCTTCATAATATTCCACATCTGGAGGCATATCGCATTTATTAACAACAACAAATTCATCAGTATTAGAATCAACATATAATACTGATTGGTTATTCGTTGTTAATTCATCAATCATATTTTTAATTTTAGTTTTATTTTTACTTATTCTAATAAATAAATCATAAAATATTGGATTTATTACAGGAACAGGTAAAACTATTTTAGCAAATCTTTTTCTTCTTTCATCACTATTAGTAATCTTCATTCCGCATTTATCACATTCTCCACCATCTCGTGAAACACCGTGATAAATTCCGCAATCACATGTATAATTTTTTATAGGTCCAAAAATAAATTCAGAAAATAAACCATTTTCTCTGAATTTTCTTTTTCTCATTAGTTTTTGGGTTGTTATTTCTGGTAGGTCTTTACAAAATTCATCAATATCAATCAGTTTTGGCATTCTTGTCATTCTCCTCATTTTCTTCCAGGTAAGCAGAAATTGAATTTAAATGCTGTTGTATTACATAAGCTATTTTTTTTTCTATAATTTCATCATATACCTCCATAATTTTTTTAATTTGATTTCTAGATAACTCTTCAAATTTTTCCTCAAATATTTTTTCTATTGATATACTAATTCTTTTATCAATAAAATCAAATATATTTGTTTTAAACTTTTCTATTTCAGACATATGTATGCACTCCATTATTATGTTCTAATTAAATAAAATCAGATCTTGATTAATAGTGTAATACTTCATTAAATGATTGATTGCGTGATTCTAATACATTTTTAATCCATGCCAATCTTTGATCCCTATATAATTTTCCATTTAAATATTTTGATGTTCTTATTTTTTTGATGTTTCCTTTTTCTAAATCATATTGTCTATCAATATGGTTCCATGATTTCAATCTATAAAACAAACCTATGAATATATCCATATAATATTTTTCTATAAAGGGTTGATTTACAAAATCACCTATACATAATTCATGTGGATTATTCATGTGTCCTAATTGTAATATAGATAATGGAGCACCTTTGATTGATTTAGAATTTAAGTGGATACAATCAACATAAAAACCTAAAATTTTATTGGTTTCACTATCAATAAGAATATCACATTCGGATGGGATTAGATTCGGCGTGGCTAATAAAATTGTATACATATCATCATGTTTATGAACACTATGATAGATATAAGGAAAAACCGATGTCTTTATTCTTACAATTATTTTTCCTGATAATATATTCAGTTTTGATTGATAAGGAATATTAAAATTATCCAGAAAATCAATTTTTATGTCTTTCCTATATGGATCTATCACTGCTTTAACATAGTTAAACGTATAAATCAAGTTTTTTTTCATACATTTTATCATAACATTACTTACGCCCCTCCTATAGCTGGAATTAAAATATAAACACCATCTATTTTATTTGAAATTATGAATGTATCCCCGCACATTTTTAAATATTTTTTAAAATAAACATCTAACTTACCAGCTACTTGACTGAACTGACGTTGATCTCTTTCTGAAATTATAACTGATTGGCTTTTAAAACCATTTTCAAAAATAAATTTTTGAGGTAATTTTCTTTTAGAATTTACCATATCTAAAATTACATCTGATAAACCATCAACATAATCAAATATTTCATAATAATTATGTATATAATTTTTGGTTATAACTCCAGAAGTAGCTAAATCATATATATCCTCATATTTTACATTATCTAAATCATCTAAGCATATTGTTATATAACAATTTTCTGTTATAAATTTATAAATATATTCAGACAATATAAAACCAGATATATATTTACTATATTTAACAATATCTTCCATTTTAATATTAGATGAATAATATCCAAATTTAAAATTGTTTTTATTTGTTTTCTTTCTTGCATCTAAAATTAAAAATTCTTGTGAAATACAACATTTTAAATTAACTAATTCATCATCTACTAATGTTCTATCTGTACAATTTAAAATTAATTTATCTTTTGGTAATAAATTCCTACAACCTTCAAATGACGAATCATAACATTCGATATTTGAGTTTTTAAATTTATTTTTGAAGGCTATAATCTTTTTTTGGCCGATATCTTCATAATTAAATAAACTTAATGAAATATTTTTATCTTCAACTATATCATAATCAACTAATTTTAAACTAATATTTTTTTCACATAGTTCTTTTGCTATAAATCCTCCTAAGCTTCCACAACCTAATATTGTAACATCATTCATATTATATACTCCAATATAAAAAAATAAAAATGGGGGATGTGAAAAATTAATTTCACACCCCCCAGCAGTAACATTGGCAGGCATATTAAAAATATCAGGGCCATAAGTTGCAACTACTTCAGCAATTGTCATACCACCAACAGGAAGGGATACCTGTGTGCAACCATACTTAACTAATGCAAACTGAGCATCAGAAACCTGGTCATTACTGGACTGCTGGTTAACTTGAGTGTCAAGAATAAGTTGAACTAACTGGTCTTTAACAGTTTTAGAAACACCAGTGATTCCTTTTTCAGCACAAATATCTCTCAGTTCTCGGTTAGTCTTAGCATACAACATTTCACTACTGTACATACTTTCCTCCATTTAATAATTAGAATTATTTAAGGTTAAAACTAATCTTACTTATGATGTTGAAACCTTTCTAACAGATGGTGTAACCATCAATTGACTCATATCGAAGTAGATTTCATTTCTATCTTCTAATTTACCTTCCAGGTAAGCTTCAAAGATCCAACACATAAGTAAAGCAGCTGCCGCATTGACAAAATAAAGTTGAGGTTCTACAGAATGTAGTTCTTCACAACTCATTTCATCAGGGCTTTTGTCATCTGGGGTCTGAATCTCAGGATGAAAATCTGTTAAACTTGGACTTAATTTTTTTCCTCCTTTCTTAATAAAAATTTGAGCGTTTCCATCCACATGATCATTACCACCAGAAATCAAAACACAATCATCAACATGTTTTTCAATATAACTAGACACACATTTTCTTGTTTTATGATTATCAACCGATAGAAAAACAACTGTATCTTCACCAATTATTTCATGAATATTATTATCAGTTACATAATCAACCACAGACCTATAAAAAATATTTTGAAATTTGTTCTGTAATTCCTTAGCCTTAACTTCAGCTTTATCTCCTAGATTTTCGAACTCTTGTCTTTCAAAATTCTTTGGCTCATAATGATCTCCATCAACCAAAAGAATTTGATAACTTTCTTCATCAGTTTTAAAATTCAAATATCTGGAAATTTTTTCAACCAATATAGTACCAATCCCACCAAGACCAATAAAAATTAATCTCATGCACGCCTCCCTTTTTTAGTTTTACTTGCTGCTTTTAATATTTCAGGATTATTACCTAATGGATTTTCCTCCCAATCTATATCAGCAGTAGTTGCATCAAATTCTTTGTCATCACTTTCATAATCAATGTATTCTGTATTTATTTCGTCAACAATACTACGTAGATTTGGATTAGTATTAATATCAAGATTTAACAATTCAGAAACAAAATATTCTAATTCATATGCATAAACACAATTTGCACATGGCATAGTTGGATTACCCAATTCACAGATAAGTAATTCCAACCAATCTGTGTCATCTTCATGAATTGTTGGATCAGGAAAATAATGATTCTGAAGTTTATTTTCTTTCTTGGATGTTTTATCCTTTTGATCTAATTTAATATTATCTTTATTTTTTGTATCAGCTGATCCATACCCAGCATACCAATTATAATAATCATCATTGTAAAAATTGTGGTGTGGAGTATATTTTCTGGCAACCATTGCATAAGTTTTCTTAGTTACATTTGAAAGCCATTCTTCGTTTGTCCAACCTTCTTCTAATAGAGGTTTTTCAAATTTCATAAATTTTTCATTTCTAATAGTTGCATGAAAATTTTGATTTAACTTTTGAAAATGAGATGACCCAAATATTTGGTAGTTATTTAAAGTACAATTATAAGTATTATTAGATTTAATTTTATTAACTGGGATATTGATTGGTATTTTTTCAGTTATAGAAATTAAACCTTCAACATAATCTTCAGCAACACTCCTTACACCACCAACAGAATATTCAGCTGATAATGAAAAACTATCTGGTCTTGTTACATTACCAACTGTAATATGAAGACCATCAAAGTCATTTTCATCATTAACATCTACTCCAGAATGAAAAGCACTCATACTACCATGTGAATGAATTGAACCAACAAGCATAAAATTATCATCAACCACAATTGATTTATAATCAATTGAAGCTCCTGTAACTTCTTGTTTTGGGGCTTTAAAAGAAATACTATTTGTATCAGTATTCAAATATATTAATACCATTGCTTCTGAAGAATGTTTATTATATGCCTGTCTAAAAAATTCAACAACTTCTTCAAAATCCCGTTGTTTAATTTTAGGCAAATTCATATCTACATATGGTGTAACATCTTCAAGTACTGAAATTTGAGACACTGGTGTTAAACTATCAACAACACCAATTTTCTTTTTGATGAACATTCCATTTTTACCAATAACATATGAAATACCTGGATTATCAGGTATTTCATTTTTTCCATCATTAATCAAAACTTCAAACATATTGTCTCCTTTAATTATAAAATTTTATAAAATTTTCTTCTACTGTCTGATTATTAAATATTCTTGGTGATGGTATTCCATATTCATTATTTTGGAACTTTTTTATTGTTTTAAAAGTTTGGGGACGTCCATCATTAAATGCATCATCTAAACTAGTTTTAATATTACATTCACTTTTAGATGGTTCACTTCCAACATTTTTAAAATGTTCTTTAACAGTTTTTAACCATAAAGTTTGATTATTTGAGAGAACTATTAATTTATCATCTCTATAACAATCAGTTATTATTCCTTCTATTTTATAAGATTTACTCATGGTTAAACCAATAAATCTAGTTGATGAGGTCTTTTCTATATAATCCCCAACATTAAAACCGTCACATTCTAAAGTGGCTGTTCTAATTAAACAACCATTAAATAATTTTTTGGATAAACCTACATCATCTGTAATCGGCAAACTAAATTTAGTTTTATCTTTACATGTTGTAAGAATTATTGAAATTTCATTTTCAGATATTTCAAATCCATCAATAACACAGTATAATAAAGATAAGTTATAAAATGATGTCCATTTTGGTACTACAATTAATTCTCCTTTATTTAATGATCTAAGTTTTGTTTCTCTTGACATATAATAAACTAAATTATCAAGTTTATTAGATACCTCATTAAAATTATCATATGTAATTTGGTTGTTATCTAAATTGATTATTATAGTTTTTCTTCCAGCTGGAGCTAAAGTAGTAAATTCACCAGCGATAAGAAATGAATCTTGCACTATGAAATTAATATTAATTTTATGTGACAATGAGACATAATCAACTAGTGCAAAACTATTATCTAAAGATAAAAACATATAATTATTTTCTATCTTATCGAAATTACATATTACTGAATTATTAATTTGTATACGTCCACGTTCAAAAATTATAGTAGAATCATCCACAACAAATGAATTTCTTTCTTCAAAACACAAATTATTTCTTTTTTCATATATTGTTAATTTTTTATTTTTTCTAAGTGTTATTCCATCAACAACATATCCTTTAATATCTTTTTCAAGATAAAAATCATACATTGAATTAGAATATCTTTTATCCAACGAAGATTTTAATACATAATTACCAGCTATATTATTGACTTTTTCTTTAAAAGTAAAAAATATAGCATTGTGGTTAAATTTATTTATACCAATGAGTTTATCACCTTCAGATATAATTTTATTATTATACTTAAACTTAGTAACTATTAAATTTTTCTCCTTTAATTTATTTGTAATAATATCATCAACCATATCCTTATTTATTTTATTTAATTCTATCCTGTAAATAATGCTATGGTTTCCTTTAGGAACTAATTCTAGAATTGATTTTTTATAATTATCACTACCTCCTCCTATACTTATAATATTTACTAAAATATACCTAATTTTATTCATAACAAATTCATCTTGCAAATTGATGGTAATGTGATCATCATCATTAGAAAATGTTATACATTTTTCAATTCCATTATAGGTAACATCATGTTTCCTATTTATTTCTCTGAGTCTATCAATAGAACCAACTGTAGTTTCACCAGTAAAACTATTAAAAATATTATCTGATAATTTATTTGCGGTAAGATCTATTGATGAGTCTGCATAAAGAAAAGATTTAGTATATTTAAGAAGACTAAACTTTGGAGAAAATTCATGGCCTAATACTTTAGCTGGATTATTAATACTTTCATATTCCCAAATATAATAATTTGTATGAATTGAATTAGCTCTTCTTGATCGGTTACTAGTATTTTCAAGATTATATGTTAAATCATTATTATATACTGATACCCAAAAATTATTAACTAACTTATTACATGCCTCCACTTGATTTTCACAATAATACAGTGAATGGTCTTCAGGCATACACACACTTTGATTATTATATATATTTGGAAAAGGCATCAGTTGTATAGGTGATTCAAAAGAACTGATTGGACTATTACTCAAAAAAACATGTACCAGATTTCTAGAATGAGAAGGCCCAAAAACAATTTGAAAAATCACATATGGGAATAATAACTTAAAACTGTTTTTCCGTTTAGTTTTAACTTGCGGATAATTGTCTCTAAATTTTTCTAACATTTGATCCCTTATATATGATAATGTAGAATCAAGTGTTATTTTGTGAAATTCTGGTGGGAATTCCATAATGTAAATTGTTCGTTCTCTTCCCATAAGAATTCCCTTGCAGTTATTTGGAAGAAAACAACTCATGGTTGGTCTACCGAGCTGATTCATTCCGGCCTGTATTATATTAGAAAGAAACAGTTGGGTAGGTATCACTGTTTTTTCATTATAATTATTTCCCTCCATTATAGAGGTAAAATTTTTTTCAACCAATAATTTTGCTGGCATTAAAACCTCCTTATTTAAATATTTAACTATTCAATTATTTATATATATAGTTATTATTAAAAATAATGGTTTCCCACATTAAGATAAATCAAAATGTGGGAAACCATAAAACACAATACTACAATGAAAAATGTTCTCTAACAAAATCTTCATGCATTCTACATACAACTCCAGTTGGTTTTCTTAAATGAATAAAAGAACTAATACTGGCATTTCCTTCAAATATCTTTACATTACACGTAGTTGACCTAGCAACAACATCATATTTATCAGTTTTTCTAAATCCATCAATTCTAGTTGATGTTATTTTTTTGATAGTTGTCCCAAATTTAAATTTTGGATCAGATATAGAAAAATCATCTGATACCCCATATCTTGAACATAATGTTATTGATTCTATTTGATTAGACACGCCTCCTAAAAATTTAACACTAGCTCTAATCTCATTTAAATCTTCATCAAAATAAATAGAAGTTATTCTTAAACGGTTAAAACAACTATACATACAAATTATATCACCAACTTTATATTTGACTATTCGATTTTTACAAGATATACTTAATACTTTAGTCTTTTTATCATACCAATCATCAAAAGCATCATTCAATACATCTCGTCTGCTATATGGAGTAATTGTTGTGGATTCTGAAACCCACTTATAACCATTTTCAGTTTGTGATAATAAAAAACTTCCTATGAGTATACTTGATAAACCTTGAATAAAATTAGTTTTGATACCTTTAATGAATTTTGGTTTAGTTGTCAATTGATTAAACTGATTTAATGAAATACTTTTATCTGAATTAACAATTAGATTTATTTTTAATCCATTACTAAATAAAAGACAAAACGACCCATTTGAAATAATAACTTTTTCATAAGATCCAGTTGATTTTAACAAAATATCATCCTTATCAATATAAAATATAATTTCCTTTCCTTTCTCAAAACCAAAGATATCTTCAATTGATAGTTTTTCAATATTGTTAATATCAAATGCTAGTTTAAATACACCATTATTTGTAATTAACGTAATATCTCCATTAATATTTTTTAACACCCTTTCTAAAACATAAGTATTATAAAGATTATTATTCCAGGTATATATAAAAATATCTCCTTTTTTAAGTTTTGAGCCATCTAAAAGTTCAATCTCAGATAAAATCTCATTTTCTTGTTCAAATTTCTTTTGACATATATCTTCATACATACAATATAAATTATTAAAAGAAAAAGAACATTCAGCATCAGTTTTAATATTCCTACATAGTAAAAACTTATCATTTTTATGTCTATCAAATATTATATCATCAATAATATAATCAACATCATGAATGGTTATTCTCTCACCACATTCCCAAATATACGTTGTACCATCTTTATCTTGTAGATTAAAAAATAATTCATTATTCGTTATAAATGTATTATTTAAAATGTTACCATTTTTAGGTAATTCAGAAATGCTACCACTTAACCAATCAATAATATCATAAAATACCTCTTTTTTAGATTTGTTAAAATATACTTCATTCGACCGAGTTTTTAATATTATAGCATTAGGTAAATCTATTTTTTTAAACTCTTTTAATATTTTAGATGGATCTTCTGTGGAAACTTTTTCCCACTCATAATAATTACCAAATAATGAATTACCATAACTGCTAACACATTCAACATAATCATCGTTAAATGCTGTATTCCATAAGTTATTATTTACAATATTTACAATATTTTTAATATTTTCTTCTCTCTTAATATACTCATAATCATCGCCTGTCAATCCCTGACATAGATAATTAGTCATATCATCGTGGATTCTTACGTTAAATAGAGGTGCATGATAAACTCTATCATACACACTTCTAATTGGTTTTGGGTTTATATACAACGATACAAATATATTTTTATTAAATAAATTTACGTTTGTTTTAATATACATATAAGGCATATATAAATAAAATGAAATATTTCCATTTAAATCAACTTTCTTACATACCTCTTTATTTTTAACTTCAAAAACATTTTTCATATTTAATACTGATTCATTAAATGTTACATAAATTTTTCTATATTGTGGTTGAAATTCTTGAATTATATCAACTAAACCGCGTTCAATCGACATATGAATCGAGTTGGACGGTAAATCCATATTTAAATTTAATGAATCAATTGAACATTTTTGTAAAAAATCTATCAGATGATTTGGATTTTTTTCTATTCCAATCGCGTTTATACCAATATCCGAATCGTAATTTAATGCTTTTATTGTATTACTTTCAATAAAAAAACCATTCATACTATTCTCCTTTTTTATGATTAAAAATTTAAAACGTAAAACATATAACATATTATTTTCAATTATTAATATATATAGCTTTTTTATTTTTTGAATAAATTAAGCCCCCTCTATATTAAAATATAAAGGGGCTCCAATGGAAGGAAATAAGGAAGGTATGCTACTTTTTAATACTAAATTTTATATCCTCTTCATCTTTAAGCCATTCAACTTTATCAAACTTGACTGCTCTCCAACCCTTTTTTTCTAAATCATACACATGTACTAAATTATTTTTATTAATTTGATTTAAAATTTTAGGGAGGTTTACTTCTTTTGGCCTATCTGATTTTGGTATTTTATCAAAATTTAAAGTACATAACATAATTCTTTCAGTGCCATCAGCTTTTTTAAATTTAATTGTAACTGACTCTTCAGCTTTTATCTTTTCTAAAAATTCAATTGCTGAATCAATTGTGTTTGCCATGTTTTAACTCCTTTTATTTAAATGTAATAATGTATCCTTGCTATCAGAATCTAGAATCATTTTTGACATTATTTGACATGTCCAATTGCAACCTTTACACGCAAATATTTTATCAATTCTTAACATATTCTTTAATTCTTCCCAATTCACTTCACCATTCTTATCAATAAAATTAATGACTTTAGCATTTGGATATATTGATGAATAACCTTTTACTCTTAAACATAATCTAATTTTTCCATCAGCATCAATTGTTAGATTATGAAATGAATCCAATAACTTACAATCTAAATTAGAAGGTAAAATATCATAAATATTTTTTAAAAGTTCCTGTGACATATGAACATCATAATTTTTATCAATTAATGATTTTAAAATATTCCATACTTTATCACTAGGATATACCATCATTTTTTCATTCGTCACATTTGAAAAATCATAATGATCATTTTTAGAAATATCTACAAACGTAATACTGCTAGTAATACCATTTTCATCCAAAACTTTAACTAACGGTTCAATAGATTCAATATTTTTATTATCAATAGTTATTTCAGCAACTAAATCCTTAACTTTATCTTTCAAAGCTATTAATCTATTTAACCCATTTAAACTTTTTTTATACCTATCAGTTTCCTTTTCACCAGAAAAAATAACTGGATCAACCGATGATGTTAATCCATCAACATATTCAGTTTTTTCAAATAATCTTTCCAAAGCTGGCTGAACTTCATCTGAATTATTAGTAATAATTGTATAATATATTTTTTTATCATTACAAAAATTTATAATCTCTGGTAAGTCTTCTCTTAAAAGGGGCTCCCCACCATAAAAAATATGAAAACAGAATGGATTATGTTTATGAATTCTTTCTAAAATTTCTAAAACATATTTTGTTGACATTTCATTTATTGTATAATAATCCATTGATGGGTAATTTTTATTATGAGGTTCCCTCACAATTCCACAATAAGAACAAGACAAATTACAACGCCTTGTTAATAACCAGTTTACAATAATTAATTTATCCATAAATTATTCTCCAAATTCCCAATTAATTCTATCTTCAGTTATTATTAATATACCTTTAATTGTAGGTGGAAATCCATCATTTTCAAGCTTACTCTTAAATGCATTTACAAAATTCTCATAATTTAATATATCTTGAAGTTGGTTATATTGTTCCCTACTTAATACACTATTAGTCGAAAACAACTCTGGTTGAATTTGTTCACCATTTGCAGTAGCAAAAAATTCCTGATCTTTTTTGCGGGAAGCAAACATTAAAATTATGCGTCCCTTATAAGTAATTTTAATTCGCGTAACTTCTTTAATTTCATATGATAGATTAAACATAAAGGATACTTGTTTTAATAATTTCATGACATTCCTCTTTTCCAACTACAATTTTAAAATCTCATCCGCCTCAATTTGATCAATATGTCGATGACTAATAATATTTAAACACTTATTTCTAACAATTTTTCGTAAGACATTAGAAATATTTTGAATATTGTCATCATCTAATGCATCAAAAATTTCATCAAATAACATAATATTAATTGAAACACCTTGTATGTGTTCTTGTAAATCAGATAATGTTAAAATTGTGGCAATATCAACAATTTTTGTTTGACCTCCAGATAATAACTGCCTACCATCTGCATGTGTTACATTATCATAAAACCTAATATTAAATTTATCTTTATAATCTCCAGCCTTTGTTTGTTGTAAAGTATCAAAAGCAACAATATAACGCCCACCTGAAATCATATCTAAATACTCATTAACTCTCTTATTCATAAAAGGTATTGCTTCATCAATTAACATACTAGGTATTCCAGCGGATGAAAAACCAACTTTCCAAAATTCATAAATATGTTTAACTTTTTCAACTTTTTCAATTGTTTCTTTTAACTTATTAGTTTTATCCTCAATTTCCAAAATTTGTTCGTTATTCTTTTCAATAACACTTAAATCATATTCTGAATCTTGTATTTGTTGAATTAAAGCTTTTTGAGATTCAATCTTACCAATAACTTCAACTTTCTGAATTTTTAATGATTCTAATTGAACCAAACTATCACTAAATTTATCTCTATCTTTTTCAGCTCTTTCGATTTTATCTATTAAAGCATCAGATTGTTCTCTATGTTTATTTTCAGCTTCCTCCATTTTTACTTTAACTAATTCATTAATTTCATTAATTTTTTCTTCTTTTTCATCTTTTAATTGTTCTTCAATATCTTTTATTTGAATTGAGATATTATCAATTTCATTTCTTGATTCATCATAACATTTTTTCTTTTCATCCTCCAATATCTCAATTTCTTTTAGATATACTTCAATATTTTTTTCTATTTTATTTTTCTTTTTATTTGCTTCTTCTACTTTTACATTTTCAATTTCCCATTGTTTTTGTAATTGTGGGGTGTGTTCTTCACCTAATGGACGGAAGCATAACGGGCATGGGGCATTTTTTGTATTTAATAATTTTTCATATTTTTCAATCAATTCACTTACTTGTTTTATAAAATAATCAACCTCAAATAAATTATTTTTTAACTCACCTACTTTATCCTTTACTTTATTTATATCTTTGTCAATTTCTTGAATTTCTTTTGTTAAATTATCTGTTATTTCCATTTTAGTTTTATTTAAAGTAGATGTTTGATTTTGAATTTTAGTTGCGTATTGACTAGATATTTGGGTAATTTTTCCTTTCTGTTTTTCTTTTAATAAACTATAATATCCATTAGCTTTTTCATCCAATAAAGTTTTTTGCTCAGTCACACTGTTTAAAAATTTGTTTGAAATCTCAAGTTTTTCTTTTATTTCTTCTTCGTTAAATTTAACAATATTTTCTTCCAATCCAGTTACAAAAGAAATTAGTTGAGTATTTTTAGTATTAAGCTCATTAATCTTTTCTATTTTCCTTTCTTCAAATTTAATTTTAGCATCTTCAATTTCTTTATTTTGTTGATGTAATTGTAATATTAATTGGTCATTTGTGTCAACAGTATGTAATATATTATCTTTTTCTAAATCACAATCTTTGATTTTTTCAGCTGCAATTTTCTGATAATCTTTATATATTTCAAGATTTAAAATCTTCCTAAAAATATCTTTTTGTTGAGAATCAGTTAAATCAGTAAAAAATGTTGATACCTTTTGACCAAACAAAACAGTATTAAAAAATAACTGCCTTGGCATAATTAATCTTTCAACCTCAGCAGTTACTTCAGTGTGACCTGTTTTAAATACTTCACCATTTTTTGATAAGATTACTTTGCTACTACCCATCTTTCGATATTTTAAATATCTATCACAAGAATAAACATCATCATCAATTTTAAATTCAACATGGGCATGACAATTTTTCTTAGTTTTTTTATTAATTACATCCTCAGCACGTAAACCAGTTTGAGTCATACCATATAATGCATAAGGAATAATAGAAAATAAAGTAGATTTACCAACGCCATTTTTTCCAACTATCATTATGATTTTATTTGATTTAAATTCTAAATCAATTGGTTCAATATAACCACAATAGTTTTCACATGAAACTTTTAAAAATTCTATTTTTCTCATAAACACTCCACATTTTACTTTTTAATTAACATGAAATCTCATTAACTATTTCCAAAGCACACTTCAAATAAAATTCTTTTTCATTATCAGGAATTTCTTTGATTGATAAATATTCATTAAATTTATCAGTATCAGACATACTCATATTGACTCCACGATTTGTAATATCTATTTCGCTTTTATCAACAACATCAAATTTATCACCAATATCTTTGTCCTGTAATGATGAATCTGTTTTTCTTAATTGAATAATATGTCCAGCATTTTGTAGTTTTTTAGCTTCTTTTAAAACTTCAGTTTTATTTTTTGATGTTATTTCAAATACATAATATTTCTGATATCCCTCAGTTGGTATTGAAGTGATTTCATCCTTTTCGGTGTCAACTACTAAAAATCTTTTTTCTTCATTTCTTTCACCACGATCTAATTGAATTGGTGACCCAACATATATTACCTCTGTTGTACTATTTTCTATATGTTGTGGTAAATGATAGTGACCTAAAATTACATGCTTATAATTTTTTAAGTCTTTTAAACCAATATCAGAAACAATAGAAATACCAGAACTTAATTTACCTTCATTCAATCCAAGATGTGCAATTAAATAATCAGCTTTATTATTTCTAATAGTTTCCATCATATTCACATTCCAAGGAACAAACATTATATTTTCAACATTTTCACCAACATGATATGTCTTAACATTTTTTTCATTATCAACACATTTTAAAGCTGATACACCAACCCCGGACTTAGATGATAAATCATGATTTCCATCAATAATATGAAACTGAATATCACTATTTTTTCTAACATAATCTAAAAATAAGGATTGAGCAATTGAATGAATGATACTTTTATTATGAAAAACATCTCCTGCAAAAATAATATTACAATCATTTTTTCTAGCATAATCAGCCATTTGTTCAAGAACATTCATAATTGAATTAAGTCTTATTGGTAATCCAGTTTCTGAAACAATATCATCAGAACCATATGCTGATAAATGAAGATCTGCACTTATAACTGCTTTCATATTCTCTCCTTATCCCTTTAGAACAGCAATTGGTGTCAGTTTTGTAGTAATTTCAACCAAATCTTTTTGATTTTCCATTACTATATCAATATCTTTATATGCACCACTTGCTTCATCCAAATCTTTTTTATTTCTAATTGAATGAATAATATTTTGATCTTCCAATTTTTTAATTTCATTTTCATAATTCAAGATTTTTTGTGCTTGACGTCTTCCCATTAAACGACCAGCTCCGTGGGAACAAGAATTAAAACTTTCCCTATTACCTAAACCTCGACCAATGTAACTACATGTGCCTTGAGAACCCGGAATGATAACAGTTTCATCTACACCAGCATATACAGCGCCTTTGCGATGAACATTAACTAATTTGCCATAATGTTTTTCTTTTTTTGCGTAATTATGGGCAACATCTAAATATGTAATAATATCATCAGAATTATTAAGTTCTAAATCAAAAGCACTAACAACCCAATTCATCATCAATTCACGATTAAGTGCAGCATAATAAACGCAGAAATTCATATCATCGAAATAATCATGATAATTTTCATCATCAATAATTAAAAATGCTAGTTGATCTTCTTTTGGTATTGAAGAATAATATTTTTCATTCATTTCTATTGCTTTTTTATTATAATAATCAGCAACTTGTTTCCCTATATTTCTACTACCTGAATGAATCATAAACCATAAAAAATTATCTTCATCTTTTTGAAATTCAATAAAATGATTTCCTCCACCTAATGTTCCTAAAGATTTAACTGCTGTTTTAAATAATTTTTCAGTATTGATTAAACGTGAATCATCATTACCAAATAATGAATATATTTCTCTTGTTTCATCAAGATATAGGTCATCATTTCTTTTCTCAAAACCTATTGGAACATTGTCTCTAATAAATTGCATTTTCTTTTTATATTCATCAATGGAAAAATCAGTTACTTTAAATTTTGTTTTTGCGGCCATCATTCCGCAACCAATATCTACGCCAACTGCGTTGGGAATAATAACATTTTTATCTGTAGCTAAAACACCACCAATAGGCATACCATAACCCATATGTGCATCTGGCATTAAAGCAATATGTTTAAAAGCGAAAGGTAAGTTAGCTAAATTAATAGCCTGCTGTAATGCTTTACCTTCAATATCATCTAACCACATTTTAATTGGAATTCTTTCTGTTGTGAGAACAGTTTTCATATATTCTCCTTATTTTTATTATTTTTAGAATTTTAATATTTCTGTCGGTACTCTTATTTCTTTACCCCTTTCAAGTAAATCTTCAAATGTAACAATTTGCAAAACAGGTACTCCAAAAAGTTTACCGAAAGATGCTGCTTCTTTTTTCATTGATGGTGTTACGTTTTCATCAAAAGTAATATAAACACC